AATCTCCATAATGATATCTTTTTATGTTTGTAACTAATTGGATTTCAACTACAAAGATACAAAAAATATCGGAGATTACCAACTTTTTTAGGCACTATTTCTTATCCCGAACTGAGGTAAGTCATTGATCAGTTCATAAACATTATCCACCTTGTTTCTGGCTGTAACTAAATTCTCTGTTGTCATATTCTTATCGCTTGACCGTGTTGCGTAGGGCTTGGTTATTAATTGCAGGAGCCGAAGCTCCCTATTTTTGGCTAATCGGGGCCGTTTTTAAAAATCCCCTCCTACCCTCACGGGCAAGAGAGGACACTCATTTAAACAATCTAGCTATGAAAAACTAGAAATATCTTATTTCCCGCACTTAACAACTTCGAAAACACGATGCTCTCTGTCGGCGGAAAGTCTATTACCTTCTTCATCGCATATGTGGCCATCTTCGTTGACCCACATCTTCTGGTTGAACATCTCCTCGCACATTCCCAGGATCTTAAGATATTCCTGTGCCTCGAAGATGACGTTCTTGCCATCACGCTCTGCCCTCTTGAAGTTATCGATAAGATCTGGATTCAGGTCAGGTGCAGTGATATCGTACTCATCCATTTCATCGTGATAGTGGATGTTGAGAATCTCCAACTCTTCCACCATTGCGGAGTTCGTACCAATCTCGCCAGTCAGAGCCTTCATAATGGTCTCCTTTTCTAGCTTTTCGTACTTCTTCCGGCACTCATTGATGAGTTTATTCAACTCTTCTTCTGTATAATCTTCTACCATATTCATTATTTTAATTGGTTAAACAATGGCAGGAGATGGCTGCTAACCACCTCCAGTTTTAGCTTAATCCTCATCTAGACCGTTATCGAGGTCTTCTTCATAGACGCCGAACAATCTCAGTGTATTGCTGTCAATCTCGGTCTTACCGACAATGTAGCGCTGCGTCATCTGGATATTCGGCATACCGTTACTGGTATGTCCCATCATGACGGCAATCTGCTCAAGAGGCACTCCCTTCTTTGAGAGATTCGTTGCGAACGAGCGTCTGCCGGTATGGGATGATACGAACCGATACTTCTTTCCTGTCTCTTCCTTTCCGGCTTTGAACACCTTTGTATTCGTATCTATTCCGCAGTCACGACAGATATCGCGGAGAGCTCTATTGAACGTCCTTTCACCTATCTCACCCGGAAGAGGCTCGTCACCAGTACCGCATACGAGGAACGGACGGAGCTTCTTGTGAAGTGGAACCCTTACCTCGGTCTTTGTTTTCTGAGTAACATAGACGAGGAAGTGTCCGGTATCATCTATGTTCTCTTCCGTCATTCTCTGGCAGTCGCTGTAACGTGCGCCACAGAGACATTCCATGATAAACATTCTCTGAACATATCTTTTTGTTTTCCCGTGAGGGTTGTACTTTATGATTCTGTTTATCTCCTCATCAGAGAGATATACAGACTGGACCGGTACAGCCTTCGCTCTAAGTATTCTGCCGAACGTAGGACTAGGGATTTCCCTGGTAGCATCGTTCTCACGTATCACAGCCTTGATGGTTGCACATACGGTTCTTGCCGAGTTAGGAGCGTAGTTCTCCTGGATCTTCTCGAAGAGGTCGCGCAGATTGTCGTCGGTGATGTCTTCCCATAATGGCTTATGTCCTAGCATCTCTTCGAACATCCTTACAACCTTAATAAGTTTCGGATATTTCCAGATGTATGCGCCATAGAACGTGTCATGCCTCCAGGCGTTGCTGTGATAATTGGCGAACCAACCCTGCTTGATGGCAGTCTTGTACTTCTGCTGCTGTGTGTAGCTCAGAAGTCTCTCCCAATCTCTTGTCTTGATTCTTATTTCTTCTGTCATAATTCTAATATTTTGGTTACTAGTGGCAAAGATACGAAAAGTTTATAATATAAACCATCGTCTTTGCCGTTTTTAACGCTAATTTAACCTTCCGAAGCAGTCTGCTTCTCGACTGATACGAGTCTTAGGGTAGAACCATTATGGTCATTCCACACACGCATGTAGTCTTCCGCCTCATCCAATGCATCTTTATATGATTTTGCTCGGAATACGTACGGATTCTCCTTAGGAATGAAAATTCCATCATTGTAGGCAATCTTATACTTTGCAGCATAGACACCAATATAGCCGTTCAGCTCGTCGTTCAGACTAGTAGCGATGTCTGCAAGAAGGTCAACTGGTATATCATCATCGATAGCTTTTGCTTCCGGGAACTCAAACCCTACAGAAGTGCATCGGCTATGAATGATAGGGATAGCTGTATCGCTGTCGCCTACTTCTACGATGTTCACCTCCCTGTTGTCGCCGGCACGTACAGGCCAATCGAACACCTTTCTGCTCACATTGTGCTCTCTCATTATCTCACGGATGGTGCATGCAAGCTCCATCTTTGCTGTTGAACGCAATTCATCAATCTTGTCTTTCAATACTTTTCTCTTCATAATCTTAATATTTTGGTTTAAATTGATGCCCGCCTTCCGGCAGGCTTGTTTGGCTTAGTCTTTTCTTTCGATATCAAGGCCCGTAAGCACGCCTTTCATATAGGCTAATGTCTCTTCCTTGCATTCCGATAGAAACTTCTGGCAGCCATCAATGATAACGCCGTACTTACCGCTCGGATAATTCTGTAGAGAGCACGAGTGGTAATGCTTTCCGGATTTTTCCTCGATTTCTCCTGCGAGTCGCTTCCCTTCGTCGGTCTCATTTGGACGATTTTCTGGGTACTCATCGTAAAAATACTCGTGCCATAAATCTAGTAGCATATCCTTGCAATCCTCCATATCTTGCAAAATATCCGATAATTTGTATGGCGCGCCGTTAGCACCATGTCCATCCTCGCCAATCCATTTACTGGCTTCCTCGTCAGGATCGAAGTCGCTATAATATTGATACAACTTATCCATAAAGTCAGACTTATTGCCATTCTCGAACCAAATTGTGGCGATGAAATCTTGGTCTTGTGGGGAATACTTCTCTAACTCGACGCAAACCTCACCTCTTTCGTTAGGTGTATCGTCTACATTATAACTCCAGTCTAATTCCTCTGCTATTTTTAAAAAATCATTCATATTTTTAATTTTAATTGGTTAATACTTGCACCCTCCGAAGAGGGCTTTTTAGGCTTCCTGGTAAGCGAGAATCTGTATGTGACGCATCTCGAAATTGACGAAGATGTTAAGATATATACCAGCGTAAGTAAGGAGCGTGGTTCCGTTGTTTTCCTCGGTGATAATTTTCTTTTGCTCTGTGCCCATGAGGTTATTTACCAGGTCGTTTGCCACCATAGCCAGGCGGAGATTGTCTGAGTTATCCTTTATCCATCTGACATCCATAGAGTTGCCATAAACTTCTGCATGGCAGGCGTTAGAATAGATGAAACCTACAGCCTCGTTGCATCCGTCGTCCGTATACTCGCCATCGTCGAACATATTCTCCCACAGAGTGTCATGATAGAGATCGTTCTCAATATCGAATTCACTCAGATTTTTTACATTTACATCTACTATTTCCATAATCATTCTACTTTAATTGGTTAATACTAGGAGCGTGAAACAATAATGTTCCACGCCTTGTTCGGCTTTACACCGGCAGAGACACGATGTATTCCTTCTTCTTCTTTCGTGTTCTGCTCTTCACAGTGAATCCACAAAAATCTCTCAGCCACCCGGCAGCATTGCCGATGAATGGCTCGTTCACCATAAGGATAGGACGGAGCATTCCGTTCTTCTTCATGAACTGATAGTCTATGAAGTCGAACGGGTCATCCGGGTCCTCACTCCTCTTCTCCCAAACGCTGACATCGAGATAGTCGATGAAGTCTCCCTCTGGCGGGTTATCCATCTCGATGAATCTCTTCGGAGTTAGGAGAATCGTCTCCTTAGGCTCATGGGTCATAAAGAAATTCTCTATAACCTCGTTGAACTTGTTCATGTCCATCTGTTTCTGGACAATGCCCTTTCTCTTCATGATGTCGGAAGCTTTGAGCATTCTTGTACCTCTTCTTGCTACTGCCATAATTCAAAATTTTAATTGGTTAAACATAGTACCCTCCGAAGAGGGCTTTTGGCTAGTGTGCAAGGAATCCTACCGCCTGCCCCTTACCGATGGACCAGCATAGTCTGTCTTCCTTCAGGCACTCTGTGCAGTTTCCGGTACACAGACGTGTTCCTTCCGGAGCAGACGTTCCGCTCTCGAAGATAGGATGCGCCTCAGGGAATCCATGGCGGTTATCCATCTTAAGACCAAGCCATCCGCTGAATAGGATATGCATGTTCTCTGGGATTACATTGCCCTCATCGAGATACTCGTTGCATACATCGAACATCTTCGTGAACGCCAGGAACTTGGTATCCTTGTGCTTGCGTGCAATATCGCACATCTTGTCAAGATACCATTTATTCTGGATATCACCGCCGATATGGAATCGGAAGGCTCTAGGAAATCTGTAGTCGAGATACCCGTCAATCTCCTTGAAGTATCGTTCAGGATCCTCGTGGAGAATGGCAGAATTGATAGCTCTCGTCTTGATGACCTCCTTGTAAATCATGTCGTTGCGCAGGTCGTAGCAGCTCTTTGCACAGATTGCACAGTTGCCGCAATCCATGACCGGAATGAGCGACACGGATGGGATTGCTCCCAACTTGTTGTTGCCCTCACTGATCTTGACGTGCAAGTCGCTGACGTTCTCTACTGCGTTCTCATAAGCTGCCTGTGCCTTTGACAGACGAGTCTTCATTCCTTCCTTACCTAATGTCCAGTAATTTCTACTCATAATTCTAATTTAAAATTGGTTAAACTAGTGGTACAAAAAACCGGCGTGTCTCACGACAGACCGGCTTGAACCATTTAAACAAAATTTAGTTATGATATGAGTAGCCAGCCGCTGCTAACGACTGACATTTTTGGCTAATCTTCATCTACTTTTACATTGTAGTGAAATCTTACAGTAAGGTAATCTGTGCTCAGAAAGAATGTATAGATTAAAGGCTCAGCCTGGCGTTCGTCGAGATACTGCTTCGTCTCGAAATAGTATATATTATTTTTTGATTCGCCAGTCAGTCGTTTGACAATCTCTCTACCCCACTCTGATGTAATCCACGATCGAAGCTTCCTGATAGATAGGTAGTTTCCGTGATACTCTATCATTGTAGGTGCGCCTCCTACAAATCCCAATGAAAAAAACTTATTGGTGAGATATTGCGAATCGTCAAAGATGGCGTCTAGAAGTGATTCCTCGACGACATTCTTCCCGTCAATAAGAGCCTTAATATACTCTCTTGTGTCTACATTAATTTCCTTCATAATTCTTAATTTTATTGGTTAGACTTTGAATCGGTTACCGAATCAGTAACCGACTTTTTGGGCTAGAATGGCTCCCGGCTGGCGCCTTGCTTTAATAGTTCGATCTAGAGAGCTTTAGCTCGAAGGATTACCTCCAGTAGTGACTGGAGGAGATCCTTCGTTGAAGAAGCTCTTGTGAATTGCTGCCGAGCCACCATTCCATAGGTGGCGAACCTTACGTCCTACTGATGATTACTTGTTCTCGCTCTTGGCTTTCTTCCACTCAAGAATCTTGCCCTGGATGTCTATATCAGACTCTTTGATGAGCTGCTTGAGAACACCGAGCATTCTCCAACCTTCTTCGTCGTAGAGCTTGGCTTTTGACTCAAGCTCCTTAAGGGAGTTGGTTTCTGACATCTTTCGTCCGTTCTTCAGGAATCTTGCTCCGTGGAACATGATGAGGTTTCTCATCGTGTAGTAGGAACCTGAACCCTTGTAGGCAGTAATGAACGCATCAGCCTGCTTGGTATCCCACGCGAGATGCTTGCGGTTCTTGTTGAACTTGCGAACGGCATCGTAGAGTTCCTTGTAGGTTTCTGCAACACTCATCTTGTTGGCAAGGTCACGGAGAGGATTGTATACCTTTCTCTCCAAGTCAGCAACGAAGATGTTTTCGTTCTGAAGACGGATATAAGGATTACCCTTGCAGGTATGCTTGTATGTCTTCTTCTTGTTTCCATCCTTGTCCTCCTTGGTAGTGTAGATGCACTTGTCGTCAATGTAGCTGCGAAGCTTGTTAATATAGTCAATAGCCATATCGTGTGCTACGCAGCCGTTGAACCAGCGGTTTCTCGCCTTGAGATTCTCGTAGTCCTTGTGGTCACACATCTTCATCTGAGCATACAGCTCGTTCTCCAACATGCGCCACTGGTACTCGTAGCCTTTCTTCTGCAACACCTCGTTGAATGACTTGCCGTCCTTCTCCATGTCTCGCAACATGTGGAATATCTGACTCATCACCCAACGACGGAAGAGCTTCCAGTTACTTACGTATCCACCCTCGACAATCTGCTTGCCTACCGCATCGATGGTTGCATCGTCCATATCAACAGGAACAGCCGCACCATTTTCGATTTTGATAAGCTGATCATCACCGAGAGGGAAATATTTACTAGTATCAACACCTGCTGCCTTAAGAGCTTCGAGACGCATCTGCGCCTTGGTCTTCTTACCGGTAGCTGCTGTAGCCTCTACATTGTTAGTTACGATGTTCAAGTTCTCACCAGTGATTGTTACAATCTGCTTCATAATTCTAATAATTTTAAATTGGTTACTAAAAATTTATTTAACTCTAGTGGATGAGGCTTACGCCCCACCCTTGTTTGGCTCAACCCAGTCTCTGAGGATAATCAGGTCCCTGTCATTTTCAGACTTCCAGAACCATCTTCCCCACCTGTTCTCCCATGCAAGGTTGCCTCTTAGAAGCTGAATCAGTATGTATAGCTCCAGCTTACATCTAGCTACCTCTCGTCGCTCACCATACATCATATCTTCGTCTGAGAGCTCTTTCTCGGGCAAAGCCTTGAAGTAGTAGCGGCGATGGGATTCAGAACGCTCAGACGGCACAGAATGTTTGTATGCCATATATCTCTGTTCTATTGCGAACAGGACTACTGCATGTGTCAGGTAAGGTGTATCTTTCGGCTTATCTTCCTCAGACATTACTATCTTACCATTCATCCTACATGTCCTCTTCTGGAAGTTGATGGTGAACTTAGCACCATTCTCAACTGCATTGATAATCTCGTCGTATGTCATAATTCTATTGTATTGGTTAATAGGGATAGTGCTTATTCTTGCACTATCAAATTGGCTTCTTCGAGTTCATCCTTACTCAGTACATCTTCGTCTTCTCCGATGTGGATATAGAATTTGTCTCCGTTCGCCCACTCCATTGCACGCATATACAACCAGTGAGCCTCTTCGATAGAGAATCCGTCTGCGCTTACTGAATCAAGCATCTCGCCCATGCAAACTTCTGACGTTTCGTACTCTTTCTTGATTTCCTCAAGCTTCTTTAGTAATCTGCTGTTCATAATTCTTAAATATTGGTTAATGGGAGTGCGCTCAGAGAATCTGTTGCGTAACTATAAGGTCTTGATTAATACTGTATCTAAGTCCTGACAGATCCAGGTAACCACCTGGATCTTCAGGATGATTGATACCGTATTGTACAATCTATTCTCCTTGCGCACAATTCGGCTCGCAATAACCTAGTCTGACTCAACCTGATACGTTGCATTGCTTTAAGTTTTTGATTAAGGGCGTGGCATTGTTATGAAGCCAACCTCAGGAAGCGTACGCTTCCCCATCCTTGGCTTCAGAATCAATGAAACGCTCGATGAACTCTCAGAACTTGCCAGACATCGCTGCAATGCGCATGACTTATCTCATGTATTATGTTGCATGGATATATGTTCTTGATTCGATCCCGTGTTTGGATACCTGCGCCTGCGGAGATATCGGCAGGCGGCTGGTATACCACTCACGTGGTATTAAACCTCATACTCTTGATAAGTCGTGATGCAATTCACTTTTGGTTGTTGTAGGTACACTCATAGGTCTGTTGTCTTACTATAGGCTGATGATTTAACCCGCTTGCCGATACGCGAGATTGCTGGTATTACCAGACATATCGCGTTGATACAAGGCGGGTTGAATAAACCGATACCTCCTCGTGTACCTCGTTTGGCAATAACGTTGTCTTTATCTGAGAGCGTGGCACGTAGCTATAGCAGCTTGATTCGAGGGCTGTTGTAAGCCGCCGGAGTACCCGGATAGTGTTCCGGGGAGGCCGGCGGCATGTAAACAGCACTCATAAATTCACTCTCCTCTAAAGACTACCCTCGTGCTAGGGTGATTCCCTGACCGATGGCTCGGCACAATACTTTATGTTTCTGATTTGACACAGGATTCGCCAGAATAGGTGATCCAGGACAATGCGCCTACTGCGCAGCCGTCCAGGATCAACTACTCTGGTTAAGAGACCTGTTGCATAAACTTCAGCCATCCGTCAGGGAGTGGTGGTGTGCGCCACCGGTGGTGGTCATACGGAATGTCACATTTCTGTACTTCGTTGATGAGCTACGCCTTGTGCGTCATACGAGGGGCCCGAGGTGTCTCAAGTTGCAAACTTGGATAACTCGGTCCCCTCAGATGATGTTATAGAGGCGTCGCCTGAATCTGTCCGTCCTTCTCCCACGTCCGTGTGCTCGGTTACAGAGTCTGCCGGTCAGAAGATACTGCGCATAGCTATATCAGATTGATAATATCCGGTTTAGGACGAGCGTAGGACCCATCTCATTGAGATGAGGTCCATGCACTCCGCAACCGGGATATTTAAAACCTTGTGTCTTCATTCCGGCAAAATCCTTGCGCTAGGATGCTCGTCTACAGAGTATTCACCAATGTGTTGTACGCTGCCCTGCTCGTTCGCAAGGCATTCTGAGCACAACCTATCGATAGATACCCCTTGATTTCGCTCTCTGTCTTACTCCTGTTGGCTTTCACGTTCCTTCCACGACCTCGGTCTATGCAACCTACAGCCTGAGTCTTCACGTATCCGAGACCACCGACCTTTCTCTTGCCTGTCTTGACCGCACGGATGCAGTCCATAACGAAGGCGTTGAGCTTGTCGATGTCCTCTTTCACGTTTATGACCGGAAGAACCTGAGTAGCCCAGGAGTAATCGCAGTACCCCTTGTAGAGATACCTGTTTACTGCATTGATGGCTTTCGTCATCGTGGTGTCACGTTTCTTTATCGTCCTCTTCTCAATCTCCTTCTGAAAGGTCTTGATACGTGTGGACGACAGAGAGATATTGTGACCCTTGATGGAATATCCCAAGAACTTAAACCAGTGATTAGCATCAAGATACTCAACCTTCTTCGGATTGAGCGTCATCTGCATCATCTCCAGCTCGCTCTTCATGATATCCATGGCTTTCTCATAGTCTTCACCGACAAACAGCGTATCATCTGAATAGCGGACGTAATATCCGTTAAGCTTAGATAGCTTGTCGTCAAGATGATAGAGAATGACATCAGCCAGCCATGCAGCAACAGAACATCCCTGCTTGAGGGACTGATACTTCTCACAGAGGTTATTGTCCTCATCGAAATAGATATCCGTGTGATAGTAGTCACGAATGACATCTATCAGCGCAGACTTTCCGTACTTCTCCTCTACCTTGTCGAATGCCCAGTCGATGAACCGAATAGGCACGGAATCAAAGTACTTGGAGAAGTCACCTTTCCATCCGATGATTTTACCATCTGCCGAGTATATTATCCGAGAAACATCTTGCACCACACGACCGCAGCCGATACCCTTTTGGTATGACGTACAGCGTGGATGCACCATCTCTGGCATCAGCTCGAACAAGAGGTCGTTTGCTATGCTCAAGAGGATTCTGTCTACAGGTTCATTCACATAGACCGTACGGAAATCTCCGTTGTCTTTCGGAATCTTGGCTGTATGAGGCGGCATTATCTTGTAATTTCCGCTCTTGATCCTCTGATACATGGCCAGACGAGCCTCAGGTGTTGTAAGCTGATACATTACTGCTTTGTTCATGTCCTTGAATAAGCCTTTCTCGATAGCATACTGCCATCTGGCTTTCTCGAAGAACATCTCTAGGATTCTGTCTTCATTCATAATTCTTATGTTTTGGTTATTGGTAGGGAGATTACTCTCCCCATTTGGCTAGTCGATGTGCTGATAAACATCTCCTCCCTGCTCTTTTTCGTTGTCAGCATAAAACTCCTGATTAGAATCAAGCTCTATTTCTTCGTTTACAAAATTGCTGGAATCGAGAACGATGACAGAATCATTGTAGGCTGTTTGTACTTGTTCAAGCGCATCTTTCTCACTCTTGGCATCGACGCTGACAATCTTGTTTAAAGTCTCTGTGACTGATACGTAATATCTCTTCATAATTCTTAATAATTTATTGGTTAATAATGTCAGAGGGATTGCTCCCTCCGTTTTTAGGCTAATGCGTCCAATACTCTGTGGGCGTTGTATGCGACAGGATTGCTGTATTTTACCCTCTCCCACTTTTTACGCTCACAAACTTTCAAGCAATACTCATGTGCTATATTCTCTGATAGTGCATCGAACGTGTCGTGTGTGACATCTGATGGTTTACCGAAATAAACTCTGTAACCATCCCTGTAGCATACTATACGTCTGCCAAGTCTGTAGATTGTTCTACTGCCTTTCTCTACAAATGTAATTCTTTCCATAATTCTCTGTATTTGGTTATTGGTAGGTAGCCAAATGGCTACCAATTTTAGGCTTCGTTCCATGCTTTCCACGCTTCATCCGTATTCTTGGTGATTGCCTCGTTCCAAAGTTTCTCCAATTTATAGAAAATCTTCTGGAAAGCCTTCGATGTTGCCTTTGGGTCAATGCGCTTGCCGAGATAAGGTCGATTACGTGTAATCGTAATTTCGTCCTCGCACCAGCAACACCTGATCATCCCATACTCCGTAGGAGAACAACCTAGGTAAATTCCTTTTGCGTCATAACGCTCTTTACGTAACCACTTCGGGTAAGGAACGTAAATGGTCCATGCGTCAACACAGAAACGGAACTTCTTTCTTGTGTCGTGATAAAGTTTCAATTTCATAATTATTTGTATTTTGGTTGATAGAAGAGGAGCATGCAAGCTCCCCTTGTTAGGCTGCATCTTTCGTCTGTAAGCCGTGTTCTTTGATAACATCTTCTATGAGGTCATCAGCATCTTCGAAGTACTCTCCGCAACAGGATTCAATCTGCTCCCACTCGTAGGAATCAGAAGATTTACCGTCCTCGTACAATTTTGTATACGGGCGTTTCTTTTCTAGGACGTAACTTTTTACATCACCCCACATCCACATACCAATATTCTTGACTTCGCTCTCAAACAGCTCGATGGCACGATTCTTCCAGTTCTTGGTATTCGTATCCACCATCTTCTTGAAGCGCTCCTTGTCGCAATAGGCATATCCTCTAACATAATCTCCCTGGCTATATCCACTGGAAGACCACTCGTAGAATGCTATATCCTTGCAGTTTTCAAGGAGATTAATAAAATCATCTTCTTCAAGCTCTTCTGTAAGCTCATCCCTAACATCCTCGTTCTTCAGTTCGTTAGGAGTGAAATCTCTAATGTTGTACCACTCGTTCTTGCCGATGCTGAATCTTGATTTTCTTTCAAAACTCCACATGTGGCACGACTTGTCGTATTCGAGACACAGATGATCGCAATGAAACATACTATTGATATACTTGATAATCTTCTTTTGTGGAACATACTTGCAGACAAGCTCTTTCAAGGCAGCCTCTGCATTTTCAGCGTCGACTTCACTGCTACAACCACGAGAAAGTCCCCTGTTGTATCCGTGATCAGAATAGTCCCAGAAGTAAACGCCTGCCAAATCCCATTCTGTGCAAGGGCATTCGGCATCCTCATCCTGGTAAATGGTGATTCTGTAATCACCGATTTCCTTCTTTGCAAATTCGTAACTCATATCTAATATCATTTAAATGGTTTAACATTGAATATCCCCATGCTAGGGGATATTGTTAGGCTTCCTCATAATCTTCCTCCATCATAGAGTGAATCTCTTCAAGTTCGTTCGAGAAATTGTACTTGATGTTGTACGTGCCGAACGCCTTGAAGTACCACTCTTCAAGGTACGCTCTGTCCTCGTCAGCCTGCTCGCTGTCCTCTGCCGAATCAAGTCTGGCTACCATCTGAGGATAAAAATCGTAGTAATCGTCGCCATCGTAGTCCGTCGCCCAGAACGTACCTGTAACGTGTCTAGGATAATCGTTGTACAGATTGGCAAAATTACCATCCATGCGCTGGTCATTAAGATGGAGATATTTCTTCATCTCTCTGTTTACCTTATGGGTAAACTCCCATGCAAGAGACTGGATATTCTTTCCGTACAAATCGGCAATGTATTCTTCCATGTCTTCTGCGTCATCGAAATTCTCCAGGCATTCGCGATAGAGGCCTTCGATTGTCTTGGCAAAGCTTTTTACACCGATATAATCGGCTACTTTTTCGATAACCTCACCCTTGCTGTTCATAACATATTCCCAAATATTCTTTTCCATAATTCATCTGTTTAATGGTTCATAATTGTTCCCCACGATGATGTGGGGAGTTTTAGCCACATATGGCAATGTCGCCATAATTTCTGTAGAAATGCTTGTATGCCTCAAGACCACTTGCAGCTTTCAAGTCTGTGACCTCTAGCTTACCGGTATCCTCGCGTACCTCTGCAATAGAGAATGAATTGTCGTGCGTCCACTTGATGAGGTCCACACGCCTAACAGGATTCTCTACTGACTCAACGATTTTACACTTCAGTAAATCGTCATTCAGTATTTTCTCTAAATCACTCATAATTCTGTAATTTTTTGTTAATAGAAATCCCCACCCGTGAGAGTGAGGATTGGTTTGGCTAATCATCGAAATCACTTTCATCCTGATCGTACCACCAGTCCTGGAATCGATTTGCAACCTCTTCCAGTGCATACTTGGCAAATGTGTCGTAGATATTTCTGCTCTCGCCCTCGTTAAAAGGAGCATACAGAGCCTTGCCGATAGCATCATAGGTGACAGATTTGTCGTCCTTGAAATTCCCGAATCCCTTAATCATCGTGATAAGGTCTTCTCCCAAATCATCGGCAAGCTCGTGCATATTCTCCATGATAGCACTCTTGTTCTCGTTCCAGAACTTGCTTGTCTGATAAGGATAACAGAATCCAGTGTACCCGTCATTTGCATTTCTGCAACTATCGAGAGAATTCAATATCGTGTCTTCATCGACACCACCAAGCTGCTCTACTACGGCATATGCCATCTTTACGAATGATGGATTATCATTTTCCTTGATAAACGCATCCCATACTTTCTGTATATTCATATTTCTGTATTTTGGTTGATAATAGAAACGAGCAAGCGCACCATACGCTTACCCGTAATTTTAGCCGAAAACCCAGATAGCCGTAGTTCTTGCACAAATGGCATATAGCTTTCCGCTGTGACCACGGAACAGCATTCCGTTGCATCCGTACACACCGGAAGAATAGCCTACCTGACTATATTCTTCCGGGATGGCTGCACGGCTTGAACTGTGTGTTATATCCTTGGCAGCTCCTACTCTAACGAGTCTCTTCAACTCTTTCTGTGTCATTTTCTCCATAATTCTTTAATTTTGATGGTTTAACATGGTTTCTGTGCAGATAGACTGCACAGAATGTTTGGCTAGAACTTGCGAGGACGCATGCACGATTGCTCAATCTCCAGAGCTTTCTTGTCTGCACGCGCTACGCGTCTGAAATACTCGCTCTTGTCGAGGTTCTTGCGTCTGCACTCCTCGCTGATAACTGCCTTGTGACTCGCTACGAGCCTGGCAAGGAACTTTCTGTCTCCGTCTGTCATAATTCAAAATTTGATTGGTTAATAGCAGGCAGCACATTATCGTACTGCCCAGTTCTGGCTCAGAGATTGTACACCGGACTTTCTGAAGCACACAGAATCGTAGGACCGGTGAGGATGGAGAATGCACAAGGGTCAAAGCCCTCGATATTCTTCATGCTCTCGATTTTCTTCTGTATCTCAGCACGTATGGATGACAGACTCAATCTGCCATCGATAGGCATGACAGAATCCATGCCCACCATTTCCACAACGCTCACCTCATCGATGAATCTCATGTTCACAAGGTCAAACTTGTTAATCTTATGATAAAATTGTACCCATTTACTCATAATTCTACATTTTGGTTTATAGGAGAGGGAGTTTTATCTCCCTCATTTTTCAGGCTGTGTACTTCTTGAGAAATTCTGCGAGCTTGTTGTATTCATCGTCAATTTCTTCCTTGTTATCCACATAAAAGAAATTTGCGGTACAGCAGTCTGTAACTTTACACGTATCATCAAAGACAGCAGCATGAGCAGACATAGATCCGGTTTCTCCGTCTAATCTGACAGTAAGGCTCACGCCTGGCAGACTCTCTGCCAAATCTCTCTGAATTTTCTGCAATTTTGGCATGATGGTAGAACGTATGTACTCTACATTCTCCTTGTATTCTTCATCTATCATAATCTATAATTTTTGGTGAATAATTGTATGCGTGACAGTTGCCACGCACATTTTAGGCTGAATGTACCTTAATGAAGTATGTGAGTTTTTCGTACTCGGACTCCAGCTTTTCTCTGTCAAGCACGCAGGAGAGATGTAGGTGTAGGTATTTGTTGACCTTACCATACATGATGGTGTAGGCATGGCAGACGATGTATTTGCCCTCAGGATCTACGTCTACCTCCAGACCAATCTTATTCTTGCCGAATATGTCACGCTGAATCTCCTGCAATCTAGGCAGAATCTTGTTGCGCAGATATTCTCTGCTCTTCTCTTCCCATTTAGGATTCTCTAATTTCTTCATAATCTAAAATATTGGTGAATAGTATGCGTGACAACCGCCACGCACATTTCAGCTCATGCACAGCACCGCTATCTCAGAGAAGCTCTTGGAGATAGTTTTCTTGCTACGATAATCTCTGTAGCCCTTAGTATTGTTGCTATGCCACTGGCGCGCTGCTATCTTGATCTTCTCCATCTCATGCATAAGCGCACGCTCAAAATTCTTCTGTGATTTTCTGTCTAACATAATTCAATTTGTTTAATGGGTTCTACATAGTATGCCCAGGAAAATGCCTGAGCACATTTTTGGCTACTCGTACTTGTTGAGCAGGAAAATCAGAATAATGCCATCGCCATTCAGGAGAGTCTGGCTCTTGTTCTCGTCATTTATTATGTTTTCACATATTCTCTCAAAGAGCGGATACGGGTCTCCGACAATACTCTTGTAATACAATGCCATGTACGTACCGGGGATGAGAGGATAAGAGTCCTCAGGTTCTCCACCGAATACGTCACACGCCTGTGTATTGATCAGGACACGACGTACAGAGAAATTTCCCTCAACTTCCTGTGCGTCCATTCCACGCAAGAGGTCTATAACCTCATTCTTGCTCAAATCTTGCTTTAATATTCTATCCATATTTCTCTAATAATTTGGTTAATACTAGATACCGCCCGAATATCTCCAAGCGGTAGTTTTGGCTAGTCACAGATATCCTCTATCTGCTGCTGGATGGCATCTATCATTATAGCAATTATAAACAGACCGCACATTTCAAGAACCGCAGAATATAAAACGGCTTGAAAATCTCCAAGCAGAAATCCTGCGATAGCAATAATGCCACACACGAAACTTGTAACTAATATGAGCGCAGCTGACAGCACGCCCTTGCTGATTCTCTTTTCCATAATTCTTTTGCTTAATTGGTTATATTATCGTACTGCCTGGATTTCACCAAGCAGAATTTAGCTAAATGTTTCCAAGCACAATTATCGTACTTTCCAAATCTCTTAAACTCCAGGAAGGATGAAATTCTCCAAGCGGAGTGTGGATCGCCACAGCTCACGGAAATACCACTTACCCTTTTCCGTACTGCTCCAAATATATACAAGCAGAATTCCGTAAAGAATTCCAAGCACATTCAGGAGAATTATCGTACTTGCCAAGCAAATGAATATTGGCGATGCCTGAATAAATCCAAGCGCAGTTATCGTACTTGAATAAATAATCTGTCTTGCTTTCATATCTATATTTTTTTTGGTAATTGTTCCGTAGCCACACACGACAATTATCGTACTGGCTACAGATTTTTAGGCTCACGCCACGCAGAATAATGTAAGCACACCATTCTGCAAAGACCCGAATTCTACGTGACTTAAAATCTCCTGAGCATCTGCAATGATACTCTCAACCTCTTTCATATCGAGGCATTTAATTCTCATCGTACTCATAATTCTAATAATTTGGTTATTGTTCCCTACAAGTGTAGGGAGATTTTAGGCACTGTAAATTACGCCCATCGACAAAACGTCACTCAAATAACCGGTGTATTTGCCATTGTTCCACCACTTCGAGTTTGCCATAGTAACGGCGGTGATAGTGTTCACGCCACACTCAGGATTAAGAGCATCAAAAGCCTCCGATAATGTGGAGTATGTCATGTAACCACCAAGAATATTAACCTCGTTTGTCTGATAATACGTGTATATCTTTTTCATAATTCTAATTTTAAAATGGTTCATAATTGTAGAGCGGAGATTTCTCCCCGCCCCGTTAGCCAGGATGTGCATCTTTGCACCACGTTTTATCTTTATCGTCTTAACTACGTGGCTCACACCCTACAGATTTTATGCTTCTGCCAGCAACTTGTTTATTTCTGAGGAGATAAATCTCGCACGGATGACAAGCAACCGATTTCAGTCAGCGTGGATAGTGTGTACCTTGAACGCTGCAATCGTGATTGCACACACTGGGATTTCTCGGGTAACCACTCCCGAACGGCTCACAACACCGAATAGAATATGAATTATGATTTCTTTCTATAAACTCTCATCTCGCTAGATGATACAAATCCCCTAGCCGTCGTGCCGTCTCATCTCATTCGACGCTCACGCCAGGAATTTTTGCGTATCTCTCGGATGGATGTCTCTGAGTAACACATTACTCTCTCCCATCTCGGTGTGCCTCTCGCACTCTCGATTTACTGAGATACTTCTCTTGAATTTTGGCAATTAGTCCCCTGAGGGAGAATAAATTCTCTCTCTAAGGTTAAGCCCACACACCACGACAAGGTTTACCAAATTGTGTGGGAAAAATAAGGACACGACGACCCGCTCCAAGTTGAAAAACCTGGAGTAAAATTTCCCACTGGCTACCGGTCAGATAGTCAGCGGGGAAAATAGATAGCTAGTATTTTCTAGCTACCTATTTTGTGGTACTTACTTTTGCGCCTCTGCAAGTTTTGCTTGCAATTCTGCAATCTGTTTTTGTAGGTCTGAAATACTTTCGGTTTTCTTTCTCGCTACCTTTGCACCACTTGCAAATGATTGATGCAAAGAGCACAACTTTGAACCAAGACGCTGTAAACTATCTATAATAGTTGTTTGTACGTCCTTATTGTTGTTATCAAACCAAGCAAAGAAATTTGGTAGTTTATGCTTTCGTGAAAACTCGCAAACAGCAGAACGAACGCACTCTGTTTGCAATTTGCAGTAGCTTTCATCAGAAAGTACGTACTTTGTAGCTAGTTTGTTATATCTTTCTCTAGCTGCATAGAGTTCTTTCTTTGCGCTTACTACTTCACTATCTTTGCACTCGCTTAATAGCTTTTTTCTGTAACTATTAAGCACATCAAGACTTTGTGCCAAAATAGCACTACTTTTGCACTCTGTTACATAACTAGCAACCTTAGTACTTACGTGCTCATAACCAAGAGCACCTTTTTCAGATAATTCTTTCATATACCTAAATTGTTTAAATGTTACTTATAAGATAGTGTCCTATCTCTTTCTTTTTGTACTACAAAGGTACGAAAATTTATTGGAAAAAGCAAATTTTTTATGTTAAAAATCGACCTTTAAAGATGTTGTAACGTATTGATTTATAGGTAGTTATAGGTTTTAACACTTCGTGATAAAGTATTAATATATTATGTTTTACTTCTATATAGATAACTACATAAACACTAAATGTTAATATTTTAACATTTAACCAGTACGTTATTATGTAACATTTTTTCGGTCAAGTAATTTGTAATAAGTTTTTGTGTTTCACGCTTTATTGATAATGTATAATTATGCAAGAAAATGAATATAAACAATATTATAAAGTGCTGGTTATTAAGGGGTTACATAAATTTTTTATAAATATAAACCGACAATTTGAAATAATTACAAAAATATTGTTTCACGATGGTTTACACTATATAAACCGACACAAAGTGTAAATATTTCAGAAGAAACACCCCCACACCCCCTAAATAGCACTAAATCAGCGCGGTAGTCACCTCATCTAAAAATTTTTTCTTCCGATTTTTCAGCCTTTTTGTAAAGTTTAATTACTTTCCGCCATAAAGGATAATTATGCATATTCATTCATTCGTTATTTATTAACATTTGATAGCATAAACTCTTACTTTGCAGACCAAACCGTAAATGTATACCTATCCTTCATTTAATGTATACCTAAAATGTATATTTATGCCCTTTATTTACTAGGGTTTTACCGGATATTCAGGATATTATCTGTATCTTTGTATTGTCGATATTTTATAGACGACATGTTGTAAGGACGACCTGACACGTGTTATCCTTCAGAAAGCCCCTGTTTATCGGGGTTTATCCTACACAATAACGGAAAATTAATATTATTATTGTACATAAATGGAAAATGGTATTGCTATAGACACATTGCACGCTCAGCTACTTGACCTTTCGAGGCATGACGAGTACGGATTCGAAGAGCTCCGTTGTCAGGACTGGGGTAAGGCGAACTCTGAGAAGTACAACAAGCTGAAGTCCAATTTCATCAGGTCAATGAGACGTCTGGCGAAGAAGGCTCCGGTGAAGTACTACAACGGTGCTTACTACATGTTCAACGGCAAGATATACGAAGCAGTTCCGAAGATAGTCCTTGAGCAGGCTTACCAGCTTCTGCTCCTCGACCTGGCCATGGCTCCGATGCTCGGCATCAGTACGGTGATGAACAAGTCATTCATGGAGGTGATAGAGTGCTACAACATACTGAGACCTACCTTCGACATCGTTGCATTCGCCAACGGAGTGGTTGACTTCGGAAGCGGTCTGAAGTATCCGAACGTGATGCCGTTCTCTCCCGAGTACCATGTCACATACTATCATCCTTACGACTACAATCCGAAGGCGAAGTGTGACAGGTGGATGAACTTCATCAAGGAGGTCCTTCCGGACAGGACGTCAAGGATGATCCTCCAGATGTTCCTCGGTCTCGGTCTCATACAGAGAGGTACTGCATACAATCCGTATGAGGGGAAGGAATCATCGAAGATTGAGCTGTGCCTCCTACTCATCGGTACGGGAGCCAACGGAAAGAGTGTCATCTTCGACGTTGCCTGCAACATATTCGGCAAGGACAGGATAAGCAAGATGGACTACGCCGACCTCACTGCTGACGGCGACGAGGGAATGAGGGGAAGGTATCCTATCAGGAACGCCATCTTCAACTGGTCTTCCGATTCTGACCCGAAGAAGTTCGGAAGGAAGAACACCGGTATGTTTAAGAGACTCGTGAGCGGTGAGCCCGTCCCTATGAGGAAGCTTGGAAGGGATATCCTTGAGGGGAACTCAATCCCCTATCTCATCTTCAACCTCAATGAGCTTCCGTTCCCTGATGATGCGTCGCTCGGATTCATCAGACGCTTGCAGTACGTGAGCTTCGATGTTACCATTCCTAAGGAGAGGCAGGACCCGGAGCTTGCGAGCAAGATCATCCGTGAAGAGCTGAGCGGAGTGTTCAACTGGATATTCCGTGGCGCGATGGAGCTGAGGAGCAGGAAGTACAGGTTCCCGGCAGCGGAGGGCAGCAGGAGACAGCTGCTTATCTCCCTTCTCGGAAGCAATCCTATCTATGCCTGGATAAGGGCGTATGATATGAGGTGCAGCCAAGAGGCGAGGGGCGAGATTTCGGAATGCATGCTTGCCAAGGAGATGTACGAGAGGTTCGTCGAGTTCTGCAAGGCAAACGATGTCGAGGAGAAGGATATCCCTACGATTCAGAAGTTCGGGCGTGATATGAGCGACAAGTACGGCTTCTTCAAGAAGAGGTCACAGGGCGGAATGACCTATCAGGTGTACGGCGCGCAGATGATTGACCTGAAGCAGGAGCTTCTCATCAATGACGTGAAGAATAAATTGCGTGGTGAGGAGGACATCAAGCAGCCTGAGAGCTTCATTCAGCCTGATGATTAACGGTTATAAAACAGATTTCTATGATAGACAAGGAATATATCAAGGAGATTATATCCCGTATCACGAAGAAGAAGGCTGATGGGAATATTGTTCCGGCCACCGCTTCGATGCAGGAGATTATGATTGCTGTCCGCGATGATGCCCTGGAGTGCATGAGGACCATGTGTAACGAGAGGGAGATTGCGGTGAACAGAACGTTGAACAGTGTTTCATTCAAGTGCCTATGAGAAGACATCACAATCCGAACAAAGTGCCGCCGTTCAAGCCAGACCCGGAGCATTGGACTAGAAAGGTTCATTCATGGAAGGCGAAGGTCGCATACGAGACTGAGGATGATGCTTGGGAGTTTCTGAATCAGATTCCGAGGTTGAAGGCACTTGGCTGGCATCCTTACTTATGCAAGGTTTGCTCAAAGTGGCATATTGGTAGGTTACATAATAAATAGTTGAGATATGGAAATTAGAGTTAGCGTTTTAGGAAAGGTCGCTTACAAACAAGGAGCGAGTAGGGATGATAAGGCGAAAGCCGAACTATACCCATCAGGAGAGGGTGTGTATGCTGTAATGGATGGAGACGATTTCGTGTGTCTAAGAGTTGTGTCTTCCAAGATTCATGATGATACAAAAGGCGATTATTATGCATGTGTAGAAGAAAACTGGACGCATGCAAAAATCGCAAACTCTATAAATGTTATAGAGCACGAAGAAAGGTTGAAGGATTATATAGACAAGCGTTTCGATGAGCTACAATCATCAATCGAGAATACAAAGAGTAGTGCAGATAGCATAGATGATGCAGTATGCTCTATAAAGAGTTCTATTGAGAAGATAGAGAAAGATGGTGTTGGTAGTGGAAAAGGTATCAGCGAGAAGACATTATTGTCTGCCATCGAGATTGTATCCAAAATAAATATTTGAGAATATGAAGAAGTTTAAGAAGTCGATAGAGATTAGCACAGAGAATATTTCAGATGTTCTTCAAGTGCCTATTGTTACTAGTGTATACAAGACCAAGTTCTTTAAAAATCCGTTTATAGAAGGTCGTAGTAATCCTTATGATGCTTTAGCAGTGATGTATGTTCATGTTGAAGGTATTAAAAGCGATTTATGTATTAATCAAGGAGACGTTCTTGCTCTAGACATTTGTGATACTTGGTATGCCTTTTCAAAAGCAGGGTGGGAGAAACATAAAAACGATGAGGTATGAAGAAGAAAGGATATTACGAATATGGAAACGGAATCTACCCTTTGAAGCTTTTGGTACACATCGGTAAAGACCTGAAAGAGCTGATAGATTCCTGCTTTGACAAATGTAAGGCTCCAGATATTGATTACGGCGGCGTTACGTATTCCGATGCTGTCAGGAAGAGCGACAGAAGACGTGGCGTTCTTGTCTCGTTTCCGTGTCAGAAGGTTATGTCGATGAACTACTGCTGCCATGAAGCTTCTCACGTCTGCGATGCCATCGAGGAATATACTGACTTGGAACACGGCGGCGAGCCTTCTGCCTACTTGATGGGTTGGATTGCGTCTTGCATCAACAAGGCTCGTTTGGGTATTGGAGATTTCGTTGAACTTAAAGATAAGGAGAAATAGCTTATGAAACCGATTATAGTAATTGAGATTCCTTTGGGAATGGGCATTGATAGAGAAATCACAGAGCCTTATGGATATGATTTATTCTACGGAGACGAAAATATCGAAGCTCAGTGGGAGAAGCTAGAAGAACTTCGGGAAACTGGTGGCGTTATTGTTGTACAACCAAGCCATACTAGTGCGGTTCGCGAGATCCTTAACCCTTATATTGGCGAGGATGGATTTATCAAGGAATGTGGTTTGCGAAAGGTTCACACAGAAGAACATGGTGATTTCTGTATTATCCTTTATCACAACCCATCAGAGGTTATGGCTCTTAGAGCATTTTATTTGAATAGTAAAAAGAAATAGCTTATGATTAAGAAAGAAGATATTAAGGTTGGGCTGCGATTTTACATCACACGAAATGATTGCTTAAAATGCAATTTTGACCCGATAGGTATTCAGGACGGCAACACCCCTATTCTGTTCAATGCCGAAAGAAATGATGCTGATGTTTATATATGTACATATGTTAGCACAGATTACAAATATGTCGCTCGTTTTCGCGAGGAAGATATTATGATGTTTGGTACAAAGTTCGATATAGTAACGAAAGGTGAAGGAGTAGCCGCAAACGGAAAGACAGAGCAAGTATCTCACCCATCCCATTATGCGTGGCTTAAGGATTTATGTGGTGTTGAGCCTTTGGATATTTGCAGACACCTTGACTTCAATACAGGGAACGCTATCAAGTATCTCCTGCGCAAGGATAAGGTGGATGGCAACAAAACAAAGACCGAGAAGCGCATCGAGGACTTGCGTAAGGCGGTGTTTTATATCCAGGACGAAATAAAATTGTTGGAACATGGAACAGACTGAATACACTTGCAAGGATTGTTTCTTCTTCAAGAATGGGGTTTGTCATCACCCTACCGTGAATATGTTTACTTCGGGAGAAGATCCTTCTTGTGAGCATTTCGAGTATAAAGAAATAAAAGTTGAACTTTAAAATATTGTTATCATGGCATTACCATTTGGAAAGACTATCAAGACAAGACACTTCACCGTGCTGAAGTTCAGTAAGAGCTTGTCTAAGAAAGAAGTTGCTTCACTCAGAGAGGATATCCCTGCTGATATCAAGAAGCATTTACAGAGAGGCTCGCTGCCTTTCATCAAGATTGCGAACATTGCCGGCACATGGGGAATCGAGTACTCTATCGGCACATCCATGTATGCTGCACTCGATGAATGTGTTCCTGTGGCTGTAGGAGACCATTATGAGTTCTCCAAGGATGATGGAAACATCATCGAGGCATTTGCCCAGCTTATGTATGCGGATACATCGTTGCCTGGCGATGCAGAATACACGGCAGGTAAGTTGAAGCTTCGTGACGAATACCTTGCTCGTGAGGCTGCAAGAAGAAACGCTGCTGCCGACAATGGTAAGACAGAAGAGCAGCTTCGCAAGGAGAGCGATGAGGCTGTTCAGGAAGTCATCGACCGCGATAAGCACGCCGAGACTCTTCTTGAGATGGCAGAACAGATTAAGAAGGAAGGAGGCAAGGATGAGTGATAGATTGCTTGATGTCGTTCAAGACCATACTTCCCTAGTACAGGCACTCCAGTTTATTTTGGAGGCCGCAGAGACGAAGAAACTGCCGCCATATGGCGTTCTTCCTACGTTTAACGACTCTCTTCTTGATGATCAGGTGCGAATTGCGCTTGAGCTCATCACTGGAGAGAAGTATCCATGATTGAATTTATATTTTTCTTCTACTTCATTATATATAAAAAAGTAAGGGCGGCATCTGTGAAGACACCGCCCTTTGTTAACCAATTTTAGAATTATGCTCAGCAGAAAGAACCTGTGAACATTAATCTGCCTGCAAAGGTACTTGGTTTTGCTGAAATTCTAGTAAAACAAAGTTACTTTAACACGAATTTAACTATTTGCCACCCTTACAGAGTCCATTTTTGAATAACAAACAGTCATTCTTGCCGGTTGGATAATTTATTGGGAGGTAAAAATGGCAAGTCGTATCTTCCGTCTGAAGCTCATCCTGCTTAATCTTAGCAAAGTCTCCAATCATCTTTGTGTAGTCAGCCCATTCTTTGGAAGATGTATTCTTAATTTTTGAGCGGGCGATAACGAGGTCTTTGAGAATCTGTTCCTTTGACGTAGCCTTTGCGAGCTGTTCCGGGGTTAAATCTTCGCTATGCTCGTTTCCAATCTTCTTGCCCTGTACCTCTGCTATTCTCTTCTGGACGGACTCTTGGGCTTCGAGCTTGTTCATCTCTCCTTCAAGGAAAGACTTCTCCCAGTTGAATCCTTCTCCCTGAAAGGCGATGGCCCAACAATCCCTCATTGGCATACCTGAGCCACGGAGGCTTGCATAGATGTAATAGCGAGGGTCCTTCATTTTGAGAGCCTTCGCCTTCTTGTACGTATCGACGGATAACGTGTATCCTTTTGTTTCTTCAATCATAATCTTGATATTTAAAAGTTCAACATTTGCTGCCTGCGGTGTTCTCTCCATACATTGATAGACTTGCCGTATATCCAATAGTCGAACACCTCTTCCGGCGACAATCCTTCGTCTATCATCATTCCGCTAGCCTGGATATCCTTGATGGCCTTAATCCAACTATTATAGATATGCGGATGGCGTTTGCAGTCGGCAAGTTTCTGCTTATAGTTGTGCATAGGGCAGCACAGGCAGCCAATCCTATAGTAGCCCTCGTCGTACAGCTTGCAATGCTTAATACCGAGTGTATTCAAGAATAGCCATACCTCATCATCAGTCCACTCTATGATTGGAGAGATGAGGAGCGATTCGTAGCCTCGGATGCAGCCGATGGTACGCTCGTCACTGGCATTGGTGATGTTAATCTCGTGGATGCCACCCTTGGTCGGCCTGCCACGATTCTGACTGTTCCTCTTATCACGGAACTCGTCAAGACCTTCAAGAGAGCCGCTGTACTTATGGTTGGTAATCTCAACCTCACTCCTACCCGAACGCTGTCTGCTTTCTGCGTGACGGATTCCGATGAGGACAACATTGCCTGCGCCGATACCTTCTTTGTAGACTACTCGACAGCACCATCGTATCAGTCTTGTCGGAAGCATGCCTTCCTTACGGGCCTGGTTATAGATGCTGATTTTCGGCTTTATCATATCTACGTCCGGATAGTGCTTGCGGCAGAACTTGATTACTTCTGGTGGATCGACGGACGTAAGCCCCATGTGAGCCTTGAACTTCACGCCTGCAATCTTGGCAATGTGATAAAGACACTGACTATCCTTGCCTGAACTGAACGATAGATAGAAGCCTTCGTTAGGCGAGTATGCCAGCGCAAGCTTCTCCGCCTTTCTTAGCAGCTCTACGGAGTGCTTTATCTTCTCCTGGAATTCTTTAGGGAACTTCGGAAGAATTTCTTCTAAAGTAAAATTTAATTCAGAATTTATCATATCATTTCTTTTTATTATCCTTGAATGCAAATACCGTAAAACATTGACACGAAACATGGAATGGTGGGTATGGATCTTTGAAAGAATGGAGTCCGGCATCGGCTTCGTTTTGACAAATCAAGCACGGGAAGTCGCTTCCTCTCTTGACATAGAACCCGATAGCCTTGTTCTCCTGCCCATACTCCTGCTCTGCCTGTCCCCACGCCAAAGCTATCACCTGTGAAGCGTTTCTTACGATATTCTGATAGGCGTTCTTGTAGTAGCCCTTTCCGTAAGAAGGAACATCGATGTTGATGTCCTTTCTCTTCGCCTTGGTGATGACTGATGTGTGGTATGGGTCCTTGTAGCCGGTTCGGATGGAAGACAGGAGCTGCTGGTCAGAATATCCCATCAAGGTTCCTGCCTTGATCATCCTTACAATATCTTCCGCAAAGTTTCCGAGATATACGGCGTTTCTTTCAGATGTCGTCTTTCCGTAGATGTCGCTAACGAGAAATGATTCTATGTTCTCGCTGTCAATCCCGAGAATCTTGCATGAAACCTTGGAGTAAGCAGAGATGTAACTGTTGATACTCTCCTCTGCTTCAGCAGTAACATTCTTGGCGTAAGAGAGCAGGGCTGACTCGTTTGTGAGCCTGCCCGCACCTCTGTATCGCTTGCTTGCGGTAACTATCTTCTGTGTTGATTTCCAGAGAATATCTGCAACATGGTCCTCGCAGTTTCGGATTGCCTGCAAGCGCTTTCTGCTGTAATCGACAGAACGTTTTAACTCATCCATAGGCTATTAATGAGTTTGGTTAAACGTTTTCCAGTTGTTTTCGTTTGGCTGGTTGCCCCATTTGTCGGTATTTTTGCCCTCACTAGGTCTTCCTGCCTTCCTGCCATTACCGGTACGAACGTTGCCTCCGCTTCCTCCGTTAATCTGAGCTTCTGCTTTCTGCTCCTCAATTGCATTTTGAGTTTCGTTATCCGCACGTTGCATATCCATGAGGAGGTCCTGCTGGTCTTCCTCCTTCTTCTCCCGCATGATACGGTCGTATTCATCGTTAACCGGGAAGTCTGGGCAACGCTCAGATGCAGTCTGCTTTGAGAGGAAGTTGTTCTGAACAGCTGTAGCTAAGTTTGTAATTATTTCAGATTTATTCTGATGCACATAGATTTCCACCCAAGCGTGAATAGGAAGACCGGTCATAGTGGCCATGCAGTTTTCTTCAACTCCGATACCATACTTTGAGATACGAACAAGTTGATCCAGGAACGGATGCATCTTCTTAGCATCGTTCTCTGCAACCTCGATGGCAGGAGAATAGAGCAGCTTGATGGCAACGCCCGGAAGGTCACCCGACTTCAGCTCCGGTGGCTTTACTGTGAACGAAAGCTCATAGATGAGGTCATACGACTTGTTGAGCTGTGTCGCAAATGCATCGGAAGCGTCTGTTCCGTTAATGAAGTCAGCATCACCATTCGTATCGGTAATCTGAATCATCTTTGCAGAACCATTCGTGTCACCAACAACGGTAATGTCGTCACCATCGCCCTTCAACTTCATTATAGGGAAGGCGTAAGCCTTGTTGTTCTCGCAGAGATAAGAGAAAGCTTCCTCGTAGTCCTCGATGTTCTTCTGTACAACAGACCAGCATGGGCCGTCATCGTTCCTTACGTATGCAACAGGGATAAATGGGAAGCCGTGAGCTTTCTCTTCAACGCAAGTGTAGTCGTCTATTCCGAATATCTTGGCAATTCTCTTGATAGTCTCCTTAACCTTGCCTTCGTTAACTTGCTTCTTGAAGCGGTAGAATGTCTTGTCATCCCACACCTCTACCCATTCAATCTTTTCATTACCTTCCTCGTCGAAGTCGTAATACTTGCGAGCAAACACAACGAGTTCACCAGTAAGAGGGTCGAACTGAGGATACAATGTGTCTCCTCTATCGAAAGCCAATGTGCGAGTACCGAATTTCTTGTTTTTATCGAAGAATCCGACTACAGCAGCTTCAGCAACCTTCATGTACGAACTTACAGCCTCATAGTGACGAATCTCCATATCGTGCATATACCATCCCTTCTTGAACTTGGCAAGGAGATTTATATACTCTTCCTGTTTCTTCATCTCAGGATCACCGGCAAGTTCAAACTGAATATCGTTACCTGTCATGTGGAGAACATGCTTCGTATGAATAACTTGCTGGAAAGCAAATGCCGTTCTTTGAATCTCCTGGACATACCATTTCCCGTCTTCCGGGTTCTTTCTCCAGATGTCAGGGTAGAGATCCTTGTCGAAGATTTTGTGGGACGTAGGATAGAACTCACGAAGGAAGTCCTTCTGAGTCTTAATCACTCTGTACAATGTATCTTGCGGCATCTGAGGGTCTTCATTATCGGACACCTCGTTCCTGCAATAGCCATCGTGGGTCATGTACCCCTTTGGCGTGAGTTCAAAGAAAGGCTTCTTTACCAGAATCTTTCTGAAATTTGTTACCTTGATAGCATCCATAATCCTTTTACCTTTTTATTTTTCTTTTTTGTTAAACTGAATATCATTACATAGAACCAAGATTCAAAGAAGTCAGGCGAGTGCCCGACATATTTCTTGGCAATCTTCTTAGGTAATAGCTTGAATCCCCTATCATCGCTATTCTCGTCACGTCTGAGCATCTTACGCTCCTTCTGAAGAATCTGTCTGAGAGGAACCTTGTCAAATCCGTTTCCTGAATACTTTCTTTCAAGCAGGGCCGAGTCAATGGAAATCTGCTTCTCCTTTATCATCTTATAGAATAACCATGCGCACTGAGACTTCAAATCCTTATATAGGTATTTGATTCCTTCTTCTTCCTGATGATTCCTAGCGATAGGTGCTGCCTGGTTGTTGAATGGGACGGCATCCTTGAAGAATCCCTTAAAGTACTGACCGATACCCTGCATATCGTAAGTGAAGTTACATTCCTCGACACCCCACTCTCTCAGCTTGGCCTCAACTACAGAAACGAGTGTCTTAGGGTCCAGCCTCAGAACAACCAAGTCTTTACAATGCCATCCTTCCCAGAGCCACATCACGAAGTTATCGCCGCCGGTGAATGCGATATCGGCAGAGGCTCTACGTTTTCCGTCTCCGATTTGTTCCGCATTGTCGTAGATTTCATCAAGGTCTTCCATCTTGATCATGTCATCTCCGGCAGCTTTCCAGTTCCAGTTAGCTTCCAGGTCTCGCATACGCTGTTCCTCATCCTGTTGGGCAAGGTTGGCGATATATGACGCATCAGTAGAGATAAGCTTGATGTTCTCAGATACATCTGCACGGATAAATGTTGCCGACTTGATGAACATTTCGAGCTTTGTGTATCCAAGTTCCTCGTAGCTGTCCTTCCAGAGGCTATCGATGATGCCCTTGCACTGTTCGTATACCTCTTCTCTTGTGTTACCCCAGTAGATAGAGTCCGGCGTATCACCATCCATGAAGCAGTAGCGAATAACTCCATCTCGCTCCGGTATAATGTATCCATTCTCGTCAACCCACCAGTCGATGAACTTTCTCACCCAAGATTCCGGGTCCGGGTTACAGGTAATCCAGAATCGGTTTCGTATGTGAGCTGCGTTTCGGTTGTTGGTCAAGAGGTACTTGAACTTCTTGTATGGACACTGAGTACCCTCATCGATGCAGACATAGGCATACTGGCGACCCTGGAATCGTGTCTTGAAGTCCTGATAGGCTCCAGCATAGTACGAGAATTTGAGCCATCCTCCGTTATCGAAGTTCCAGGTCATATCATTTTGTGACTTATTGTAAGTTCCAAATTGGGAGAACAATTTATAAGAGTCTGTCACTAAGGACTGTAAGTCGTCTTTTTCGTTACGAAGAATTGTTGCATGAAAATCTGGATTTTTAATATCCTTCAGAACTTCCATTAGGGAAGAGAACGATTTTGAGCCGCCTCGCGAACCGCCAACTATCTTAATATCAGCGTCTATAGACAGCATGCGTTCCTGACCGCCACGCTGAGCTATAATCTTCAGCTTGTCGGGATGCTTCTTGTCGGCGTCTCTTAATGATTGGATATACTCTTGAGTGTAAATAGGCTCTCCGTTATCCAATTTTAATCCTGAAAACACATCTTTCTGCATAAATATACATTTAATACTGCAAAAATATACAATTTTTCTTTGATAATTGCATATTTATTCATATATTTGCAAAATAAAAGGTATATTTATACGTTTTCGAGGTGGAGGGACCACTTTCGGGATAACATTTTTAATCAAAAAACAACATGACAAGAGAGGAACTCTTAGCATTAGTGAACAAGGAGGTTGATACCACCAAGTTCAAAGAACTTAGCCAAAAGACCATCGATGAGGAACTTGATGATGTTTTGGAAGATTTCGGTGATGACGAGGAAGCAAATTCCAAGTTGGCTACCAAGTTAGCAAACCGTCTGAAGCGTATCAACGGCAACTTGCACAAGAATATCTCTGACGAGGTAAAGAAGAGCAAGGAGGAAGCTGAACGCAAGAAGAAGGAAGAGGAAGAGGAGCGTAAGCGCAAGGAGGCTAAAAAGGGTGACGATCCTGACGACAAATACTCCAAGCTTCTTGAGAAAATTGAAGCTCTCGAAAAGGCTAACGCAGAAAGAGACAAGAAGGCTGCAAGGAAGGCAACCATCGAGTCTGTAAAGGCAGGTTTGAAGGATAAGTTCGACAAGGCAAACCTTGAAATGAAGAACTACTTCCTCAATGCTGCAATCGCAAAGCTGGAGATTCCGGACGAAGATGTCGACATCGACGACCTGGTTTCTAAGGCTGAGAAAATCTACACCGCAGAGTACAAGGAGGCTACCGGAGAAAACGGTATTCCTGCAAAAGGCAGTCGCACGTCTAGCGGAGGCACGTCCACAGATGATGACAAGTTTATGGAAGAAGTGGCCGAGCGTCGAAAGAAGAGATTTGGCGGTGGAGACAAGAAGTAATTTCAGGATAACAATTTTAAAAAGGTAAAAAGATTATGGACAACACTTCTATTTCCTACCCGGAACAGAGGGGTACTCGTGGTATGCTTAACCACGGCGCAACCATCGTTCAGACAGAAGGTAAGGTCGGCGGAACCCGATACGTGTTTGCCGGTCTTGAGGCACTTATCAAGAATGCCTTCGTTCACCCACCTATTGGTGGTAAGCTCGTCAACCCATTCAAGGGTCAGGCTAAGATTTATGCCGGCGACTTGATTGAGCACGACCTCGGCTTTACAGCTGGCAACGAGGGTCCTGGTGCTACCATCAAGATTCTGAAAGCTTACGGCGTGGCAAAGGCCACTGCTGCGGCTACAGACACAGACATTTATATCGTTCGTAATGGTTTCGTCCACATCCCGTTCCCTGGCGACACCATCATGATCGGCCAGAAGGACTTCAAGACCAAGGCAAAGGGCGTGACTGTTTCAGCAGTTGAGGCTACTACCGATGACGCCGCAGGTGACGTTTGGAAGGTTACTCTTTCTGCTGCCCTCGGCGCATTGCAGGTAGGTGACGTATTGGTTGAGGCTGCTAGTGCCGGTGATTCCGTATTGCCGATGGTGACTAACCCTAACTGCTTCGCTCCGAGCGACAACGATTTCCCTTATTTCGATGCCGGCGGCGACAAGTATCACAAGCCTCGTACAAACGTCAACTTCTGTATGTTGAATCCAGACTGCGTTATGTGGCTTGACCGCATGGGTCCTGTTCCTCCTGCTGTTAAGGCGATGAACAAGTCACTCTACCCAGAGTTCTGGCACATTTAACCTATTGTATAACGTAAAAAGATTGATTCAGGATTATGGCAAAAAATGATATTGGTGTCGAGCAGCTTGCGAAGTTCTTCACTGGTAAGGGTAACAACACTTACCTTCAGAAGTTCGTCAATCATGACGGCGTACTTCGCTGTAACAACGGCTGGTATCTGACACAGGGTGACATTGATCCAGATCTCACCCCTACATCTAACAATGGTGATGCAACCTTCAAGGTTCGCACACGTACATTGAACCCTGCAACCTTGATGAACCTCCGTGCTCCTCTCGGCGAGGGCTATCAGAACGACCATGAGGGTATTGAGTGGTACACCGCTTCAATTCCAGACTTCGCAGCTGACGGCTTCCGTGAGACTGCGACAGAGCGTTACCACAAGATGGTGCTTCTCCAGGATGAGTTCGGCAACGACGCTGACCTGGTTGATGCTTACCTCGACAAGGTACAGGTATTGTACGACTCACTCGACATGACTATGACCTACATGTCAGCCAAGTTGAGCTCGACAGGTTTCATCGACTACGACAAGATTGGTCGTGGTATCCAGGAGCCTCTGTATGACGCAAAAGTTCCAAAGAAGAACTTCAAAAAGGCGGGTACGCTTGCCTGGAACGATCCAAACTGCGACTTGCTTGAGCAGATGCGCAAGTTTGAGGAGGATTGGCGCAAGGAGAACATCGAGTACCGCAGTGTACCTCTCGTATGGCAGATGACCAAGAACGACTACAATAACGTGTTCTTGAAGAACAAGCAGATTGCTGAGTTGTACAAGAGCTGGGCGAACGCTAACTTTGTGGCAGTTTTGCAGAACTACGGTCCAAACAACGCAATGTTCTTGAAGTCTGTTGTTGACCTCAACGGTCTTTCTCCTATCGAGATTGTCGATGAGGTTGAGCACAACAAGCGCTTCGATGGCACAGTTACAGAGATTCGTGGTTGGGCAGACGGAACAGTCGTTCTTCGCCCTGCTGGCAAGCCTTTGCGTTTCATGCGTAAGGAGATCCTTGACAAGCGTATCTTTGACACCCTTGGCAACAAGCTCATTGATGTGGCTTGGGCGCAGACCAACAACAAGCTTGGCTTGCTGCGTAACATGATTACCGCGAACGGTCTCTACCAGGAGTTCAAAACAGACTTGTTCCTCGCTTCTGTTCCTGCCATGCTCGATTCTCCTTACCGTTGGATTATCGACATTACCAAGAAGGGTTAATTCTTTAACGTAACAAGATTGTATGACTATGGATTCGGAGATGAACATTTACACTGTGAACGACTACCTTATTAATAAGGTGAAGTTCGAGATGCCGATGAAGGCTCTGTTGGGCATCATGCACGACAGGGAGCTTGAAAATGGCATCGACCTCGAAGCCTGCGACAAGGACAAGGTGAGACTTGCCTATGCCGACATGCTGAAATGGTTTGTTCTTGGTCCTAGCAAGGTGAACAACACCTCCGATTCCGATAACGGATGGACTCATTCGGGAGGTGGCTATGATATGTCGGACAACGACAGGAGCGAGATGAAGGCAGAGGCTAACGCTATCTATGCAGAGCTGGAGCCTGATTCGATGCTCAAGAAGAAGTCCACCTTCCGGGTGACCTCCCACGGAGTAAAGAGGGCGAATTATTCTCCTTGGGGAGAACCTCTCCCTCACATCATCAAATAAGGCGTATGGAAAAGGAAAACATCAGAAACCCAAGATATCCTCACATCATCAAGATCGTGAGGAAGGTCGTCGGAAAAGCCGACCCTGATGACCCATTTGCCGATGATGATGCTCCAGTTGGTGAGGACAAGGAAATCATTCTCTATTATGGCGAAGGCCGCAGCTACACCGATACCACTACAGAGGGAGACAAGAATGTCGACCAGAACAAGAGGAAGGCATCGATTCCGGTCAGATATGACGAATGGGATGCTGACAGATGTCCTCTTGACGGCGACACCATCTACTCCACTGTCGGCAACAACACCGAGGTAGGTATGGTTAAGGACTGCGAACCGGATAATAACAGGACTGTTGTGTATTGGAGTTTGACAAGGGTTTAGATTATGACAAGTTTATCAGGTCAGTTTTTACAGGTCGAGAAGAAAATCCGTCAGATGGCTGTAGCAAAGATGCAGCAGAAGATGGATCATGCGGCTGAAATGACAATGAAGGCTGCTGACAAGTCTCGAAACTATGATGACGTAACCGGTAACTTGTACAAGTCAACAGCCATCGGTACATATTACAACGGCTCATTGCAGTCGATTCATTATGCTCCAGGCCCAGAGCCAACCCGAGTAACCCTTGCTGCCGGAGAGAGATACAACCTCGATAAGTATTATCGCAGCTCATTCTCCTTCAAAGACAGCGGAAGGAGACCTTACAAGGGTGAATACGGAGAAGGTGGTGAATATGGTCCAAACGCGGCATGGGATGAACTTGTTTCCAGGGAGCACAACAAAGGAAAGTACGATGCCACATGGCAGATGCTTCTAGTTGCCGGCGTAGATTACGCTAAGTTTGTCGAGGTAAAGAGAGGTCACGATGTGATTACCTCTCTTAGAGAATATTTGGTTAGATACTTTAGATCGATGTAAGATATGGTTAGTATTAAGACTCTATATTTCGATGTCGGTAATGCAATGAAGGGGATTTGTGACAAGCTCTACTCCCGTAGCCGACCAAAAGCAGTTGATACGAAAATCAACAGCTACATCGTGGTATACTTCCCATCTAGTATCTACAATAACGAGATGAACTCAAGTGGAGTTTACAATGATTTCACCACTATAGCTCAAATCGAATTGTATGTGCGCGATAAGAATTCGGCAAGCAACCCGCACACACTTGATGTATCTAGCGTTGACGAGAAAGCCCAGGAGATTATGGACAGATTTCCAATCTCCACAAAAAATCTCATTGTTTCCAATCCTCGTATAACACTACAGACAGACGATGGCGCAGGTTTTTCCGTGACAATCATACAGGGAAGGTTACGCACGAAATAAGTATTCAGGTATAACAATTTAAAATATTTTAGATTATGGCTATGACAACTATTGACAAGATGAAGGACATTTTCAATGGTCCTAAAACTCTGCTCTACTCAAAGGCTATTACCGATTTGAGCAAGGCTACAGTTGACATCACCCCAGAGGTTGAGCTTCCGGTTACCGTTGACTCGCTGAAGGCGACTATGGATGGCCCAACCATCAACCACTACAAGGTTATCGGTCTTGCAGGCGACTGGGCAACTACCGCAGAGCTCGGCGACTTCAACGTAGAGTTCGTTGTTCCTTCAAAGGCAAAGGACTTGCTGACAATTATGTTTGGTGAGGATGCTATCACCGAGCTGACCAAGGTTACCCTGAAGGGTACAGGTGACGCTACTCTCGACGCTACTACCGGCTTTACAGGTATCGCTGTTGAGCCTAAGAAGTTCAAGATCAAGGGCACTATCGTTATCGTTGACGACGAGAAGGAGAACCTCATGGTTATTACCAACATCGCTCTCTACGCTACCTTGCAGTGGGATAACTCTGGTACTGAGCCTGTTGCGTTTAAATTCTCCGGCTCTATCGAGGGTGCAGGTAAGCGTAGCATCGCTTGGCTTACTAAGGCTCCAGCAGCAGCTGGACCAGGCATTGGCGATTAATCAAGTAAAGGCTTCTTTAGGTAATTAGATTCAGGATAACAAACCGTTGGGCGGCAGGCTAATCAACAGCCGTGCCGCCCTTCTTCATTTAATAACATACAATCATGGCAGAAGAAAAGAAAATTGAGCAGCCTTCAGTGGACTTGCAGGAGTTGCTTGACAGCGTGCTGCACGACGAGCCTACCGAGTTCGTGTTCAGAGGAAAGAAGCACAAGCTCGGCTGGCTTCGCAAGGGGACCATGAGCAAGTGTTCCCATATCCGGGCAAAGGAGAAGAACGAATGGAAGCGCAACGTCAAGATTTGCGTCTGCATTCTCCTCAACAACATCTGGAAGATACGATTCCTGTATTGGATCTACTGGCGCTGGCTCTACTACATCAAGGATGTTGACGTGGCCGAGGTGCTGAGAGTCCTCGATGTTTCTAAAAAAAAAATTCCATCGAACGCATTCTCACTGGCTACCATATTAGCGACCGGGATGACGGACGTGATGATGACGATGACGAGGAGCGAAGCAAAAGCTATCCAAGCAGAACCAGCTGGGGAGCAGCCTTCTCACTAGCGGAGAAGTTCGGTTTCCTCTTTCAGCGCAAGTACTTCATTGCAGCCTACGACTACTGGTGGGGCTATTCATCAGCGCAGATTGACCTCATGGTTGCAGACCAGCCTCTTGTCGTCTATCCAAAGGCCAAGAAGGAAGGCGGTCCGAAGAAGCATACCAAGAAGGAGATGGATGACCTCTACGACAGGTGGATGGAGAAAAAGAAGAATGAGGGAAGACTCGTTGGCAAGAAGATAAGTCTTGCTGATTACTTAAACAACAAACTCTAATTTAAAAATATTCAGGATATGACAGGTGGAAATATGGGAGACCTCAGTTTCTCGCTCACTCTAAAATCGAGAATTGAAGAGGAAACCAAAAAGATTATCAGAGAATTAAACAAGGTTGATTCTACTGGTAAGCAGGCACAGAATGCTTTGGAAGCAATATCCGAAGCAACAAAAGGTATTGGAGATAAGGGAGGTCGTAGTTTTGAAAAGCTAAACAACTTCGTTAAAGAATTACGTCGTAATATTGGCGTATTTTCAAGCGAAGATTTCTTCAGTTCGAAAAAACTCCAGCAGTTGGAGTCTGTCCAGGACGGATTGTACAAAATAGGCCGCATACTCGGAGAGGTGTCCAAGGAAGGTGCTGGATTCAACATATTTCCTAACAGCGTTGCAACTGAGGCAAACAAGGCAGAGAGAGAACTTTATAAGTTATCTTCTATTATTGACGAAATCAACAAACGCCATGGTGAAGGCATACAGATGTTTGGAGTCGATTCAACGAACAACATACGTCAGTCGTTGTCAGAGCTGTCTAAATACAGAACTGAATTAGAACAGATCAGGAATAACAGAGGTATTCATCCTATCACAGGACTCACTGCAACTGATGTCGTAAAGAGTTCCGGGTATCTTAATGCTATAGATAAAGCAAATACTTATGCAAAGGTTATAAAGGACACAGCACGCGAGGCAAAAGAGGCAGAGAGGCAACGCCAGAATGATTTGAAGAACACGGAGCGTCGGTATGATTCTCTCGGAAATAAGGTTCGCCAGCTCCGCTCTGAATACAGCCGAGGAATTTCTGTCGGAGCAGATGTTAGTAAAGCAGAAGCTGAGATTAGCAGGCTCCTTTCTTTAATGAGAAATCTTAGAACCATCAAAGACAGGCTCAATTCGGAGAATTGGAGAGAAGGCCTAGGTATGCTTGGCAACATTGGTAGTGGGCACGATACCACTTTAGCATCGAGGATACTTCAAGACCAAAAGGCAATAAACCAAGAGGTTCAGAAAGGTATCGAGCTTGAACAGAAGCGTCAGCAGGAAATTGCTCAGTCTGCTGCAAGAGCACGAAACGATCTCGCAGCAGCATTCGCCGGAGCAAACGCTGAAGCGAAGAAGATGCAATCCATAGTCGGAGATATCAAGTCTCTCTTCTTACAGGGAGGTATTGTCTTTGGCGCACAGCAATTCTTTAATTCAATCGTACAGACCGGTGGTGAGATTGTTCAGCAGCATGTTGCGTTACGCTCCATCCTTGGTGATGTACAGAAGGCTGACGAGCTGTTCGCTCAGACACAGCAGCTTGCGTTGCAGTCTCCATTCAAGTTTGGAGAGCTGAACCGAGATGTAAAGCAGCTGGCTGCATTCGGAGTTGAAGCAAATGACTTGTATGATACCACAAAACGACTTGCGGATATTGCATCTGGTCTTGGTGTAGACTTCGGACGATTGGGCTTGGCATTCGGCCAGGTAAAGGCTCGTTCTTGGCTCGATGGTAAGGAGTTGCGCCAGTTCGCTTACGCCGGTCTTCCTCTCTTGCAGAAGATAACGGAATTATATAATTCTGAAGGCAAGAACGGGCGCAAGAATTACACCCAAGCAGACGTCAAGAAGATGATATCTGGAAGGCAGGTAAGCTTCGAGGATGTTCAGAAGGTACTGTGGAAAATGACTGATGAGGGTGGCCAGTTCTACAATATGCAGCTCGTGTTGTCCGAAACACTGCTTGGTCGCTGGAATAAGCTTATCGACGCGTGGGATATTATGCTCGGTAAATTTGCAGAAGGAAAGAATGTCATAGGCGGTACGTTCTCGTTTATTATCAACCGAGTAACAGACTTAGTATTAGCTCTTGATAAACTGTCCCCTGCTATGCTTTCTTTCGGAGCTATATTTGCTGCAAGGAAACTTGGACTGATGGCTTCCAGTAAGCTCGGATTGGGCTCAATAAACAAGAACTACACTCAGCAGATGAATGCTCAGCTGAGGACTTACGCTATCGAACAGCAGCAACTTGTCACAGAAGGTAAGATTACTCAACAGAAGGCGTTGCAGAATGTACAGGCAAGGGCATACTTGCTGTCTGATACCGCTTCAAGGGCGAATGCTATGTCTCGTCTTGCACTTGAAGGGAAGATGTCTGTTCTTCAGATGCAGAAAGCTGTCAAGGAAGGTCTTGTTACAAAAGAACTTATCAGACAGCTTGCCGTGATGGGGCAGATTACAGCAAGACAGGAGCAGATTATACTCGGAGGAACACGATTTGCCGCCGTAATGAATATGGGTATCTCTAAGATAGGTGGAGGAATTAAGTCTCTCTTTACGATGCTTGGCGGCTGGTGGGGACTTGCAATCGGTCTAGCTGTTCAGACATTCTCAAGCTACAGCAGTGATATGGATAGAATTTCTGAGAATGCGAAGGGGTTCAGGGATTCTGCATACAACAAGAAGAAAAACTACGAGGATGAGCTCGCAAATGAGAAGCCGGCGAACAGCGCGGACTTACAACAGCGAGTAAACTCAATGAAAGAGCTTCTTCGAAACAGCGGAGATTACACACAGACAATAGAAGATCAGATTACAAGGGCGAAGAATCTTAACGAGCAGTATGATATTCTCAATAAGGGAATAGTTGCCGCTCGTGACAACTCACAGCAGGAAGCAAACGACTCGGATGTTGTTGCTGGAGCACTTGGAGCTTCAGGTGGTTGGGGTTCCGGTAATCCTTTTGCAGACACGATGGAGGATGCTGTCGAAGACCTCAACGAGGCGGTTATCAAGTACCAGACGCTTTTATCTGGACTTGACGAAGATACAAAGTCGAGAATGGATAGCGTTGCTAATCAGTTCCTGAAGCCAGAGGAAAGAGCCATGTCTCTCGATGAGAAGATTCGTATTCTTGCAGAAAGAGGAGGCGCAAATTGGGATTCTTTCGTTTTGAAGTCAAGTAACGGAAGCAATGATATTGCAAATAGCATTTACAAAATAGGAATAAGGGCAAACAAGGTTAGTGATCAGATAAATGATATCGCTAAGAAGAATATTCCTAGAATCATTAACTTCCTTAAGAAGTCATTCAACCTGTTCGGTGTAGATTTCTCGAAGTGGTGCAACAGGAATTCTTCACGCTTTGCGAGCATGATAGAAAGAATGCTCGATGCGTGCAAGGTGAATGTTCCTCAGATTCGTGAGTACTTGAAGTCTATCTTCTATCAGGAGGCTGGTGCAAAACAGCCAAAGAAAGCAGGTGGCGGCAAGGTCGAGAAACCAAAGACGCCTATGCAGCAAAGAGTCCGCAGAAATTTATCCAAGACAGGAAAGAGTAAAGCGAGGATAGAAGCACAGGCGACTATGCTCGATTCTTATCTTGACGAAACTTCCGACTACAATACGGATAATAACCTGCAAACAGAGTTGCAGAACAGGTACAACGAGTATAAGAACCGCGAGAACAAGTTTAAACGCGGCAAGATATCTAAGGCACTTCGAGATGAGGCTTGGGAAAGCTACAATAGCTTGAATCAGGCGGCATGGGAAGGTCTCGGCTATAAATTCTATCCGCAAGACAAAAAGTCCAATAAGGTTCCGAAAGGAAGAAACAGGAATTCAGGTCGCAAAGAAGATATAGAGCTCAAGCGTTTACAGGAGCGTCTAAGCAGTCTTAAGTCAGCAAGGCAGATGTACCAGAAGTACAAGAGCATAATGTCTGATGAAGAGGCAAAGAAGAAGACTTACAATCTCTTCCCAGAGGTTACCGGTCTTAATCTTGACGACTATCAGAAGGCTGTCCATTCTCTCCTTGAAGGATTCAGTATAAATACCACCGAGAGAAAGAAGTTCCAAACTTCTATCTATCGCGAGGTTGCAGAGTGGCTCTTCGACGAGAAGGACAAGAAGGAGTACGAGAGAAAGGCAGCTGACTTCAATGAGTCCATGAACAAGCTGTCAGAACGTTGGGATTTGTACAAGAGTCTTCTCGAAAAGACAGGCAGCAAGTTCTTTGCTGAGTCCGCATGGGTTGACGCTTTTCAGATGGATGACAAGACTAAATCTCTTATGGACGAGTATTACGCTAACTACCATGAGATATTTAATCTTCAGAACTCTCTCAATATGACGGATGGTGAAGCTAAGGAAAAGCTTAAGCTGCCAAATCAGTACGAAGAGTGGAAGAAGATTACAGAACTACTCCGTGGTAATTACGTTAAGTCTTTGCAGGATGCCGCCGACATCATCGAGAAGACAGAAGATTATGAGGATAAAATCTTGAAGATAAGGGAGAGATACAACGAGCTTATTAGCAAGACGAATGATCCTGGTATCAAGGCGAGATATGAGATTCAGAGAGACAAGGAGATTGGTCAGGTTAAACTTGACAAGTTCAAGAACTCTTCTGATTATCTCAACTTCTACGGAGCCATCGTGTCTCTCGGTATGGATAAGGCTCAGACTATCGGAGCAAGAATCAGGCAGAATATCAATGAGGCCCTACAAAGCGGAGCCATTGATGCAAGAGAGTACGCCAAGGAAATCAAGCAGCTTGATGAGCAGTTATCGAAGCTGACGAGTCCAAAGAAGACTTTCCTTAATGGCGGTCTGAAGGGAATGGCCGAGCAGAAGATTTCTGATGCCAGCGAACAGATGACGCTCGCGGCAAGCAAAATTGCCGAAGGCAAAAAGGTTCGCGAGCTTGGTCTCAAAATGGGAGACGAAAATTTCATCAAACGCGGTGACAGTATGATCGCCAGCGGAAAGGCTATGATGAAGGCTGCTGAGATTCTGTTTAAAGATGGAACAAAGGCGAAAGAATCTCTTGATAAGTTTGCTAACGTAGTAAGCATTATCGACCAGAATGTCCAGGGAATGAGTGAAGCATTCAATGACATCAAAGAGACTGCTTCCCTTCTCGGAGCTGACACTGAGTCTGATGGATGGCAGGACGCTTCTGCGTTCTTCGAGACATTCTCCGGTATGTCAAGTTCACTGTCAAAGGTGGTAACAAGCGCGGAGTCCGGCAACGTTGGTGGAATCCTTGCCGGTGTCACCGGCATATTTACCTCACCTATCAAGGCGTTTGCAAAGGCTCATGATGCCAAGCTCGACAGACAGATTAAGCTTGCAGAAAGGCAACTGAATGAGCTGAAGAACCTGTCCAGCAATATCAGTTCCGTTATTGAAAAGACACTCGGTGGAATCAATTCTTATGAGAGGTCTTCTGATACGACTAAAAAGCTCAACGATGTCAAGAATGACTATAAGGCTTGGGAGACTTATTCCAAGACTGATATGGGCAAGGCTTTCTTCGGTGGCAAGAACTTTAGCCACTACAGCAAGGAGACCTATGATGCTGTGATGAAGACAGAAACGAATCCATCCGCATACGCAGATCAGCTCGCCCTACTCCACGCTCAGGAAGACGAGTTGAGAAAGCAGAGACAAGCTGAGGAGGATAAGAAAAAGACGGACAAGGATAAGATTGCCGACTACGATCAGCAAATCAAGGAGATGCAGTTGCAGATTAAGACGTTCGCACAGGACTTTCTGAAAGACGTTTACTCTATCGATATGAAGAGCTGGGGAAATCAGCTGACTGATACTGTTGTGAGCGCATGGACTAAGGGGGAAGATGCGGTTGAGGCTTACAAGAATAAGGTCAAGGAAATGGTTCGCGAAGTTACGAAGAATATTGTATCTCAGAAAATCATGGAGAAGGCACTTGAAAAACCTCTCGAATGGCTTACAGGTATCCTTGATGAAAAGGGTAAACTTGATGAGACCGACATGGACGATTTTGCGGACAAGCTCTACCAAGTTGGCGAAAATGTAGTTCCTCAGTTAACCGGTATCTTCGATGCTCTAAAGGAAAAGGGACTTGATTTGAGAGAAAACGGAAGTTCCTCTTTGACCAATTCGATTAAGGGCATTAATGAGGAAGAAATCGGCCTTCTCGCATCGTACCTTAATTCCTTCAGATTATATTGTGCAGAAGACAATGCGAATCTCAAGCAGCTGACGGAATTAACTAAATCTGTTCTACCTGAGATAAGCGTAATCGCAAGGTCTCAGCTTACCTCTATAAATCAACTCGTTACGCTTGCTGAGTACAGAAACGGTAGACTTGACGAGATATACAGCTGGATGCGCTCAATCACTAAGGAGACTGGCGCAAGAAGTATAAGGATTAACTAAAAGTAAAAGCTATGTTTGAAAAAAGAAATTTATCAGACAGGATGAAGAACGAGGCTGTTTCACTGGGTCTTTGCGCTCAGTGGACCGCCGAGTGGCATGACAACTCATCCAAGCATGAGATGGTCGAGAAGTTTGTTAAGGGTATTGACTTCTGCATCGGAAAGAACTGGCCTTCGACCAAGGATATGAAGAAGTACTTTGGTGATGTCATTCACGATCATGGTGTGTATGTTGACGAGAACGTTGACCTGCAAAATCCGAAGGTTGTCATCCTCAATGGAGAGTGTGTAGCAAATATCAGCTATGACTGGATGGACAGTGGAGAGATATACGTAAGGCACAACTCTTCACTTTACCTGAAGGTTAAGGGATTCTCCAGGGTGTTTGTCAATCTGTTAGATGGTGCAGAGCTTCATGTTGAATGCGAAGATACCGCAAAGTGCTTCGTCTACCAATACGGAGGAACAGTCGTGAAAGCTACCGGACCAGTCAATGTTAGGGATAGACACGACTTTAAGTTCAATTAACGCATATTTATACGCATATTACTTGCATATTTATGTATTATTTCGTATATTTGCAATTATAAAAAGTTGATTTAAGGTATGAAAGATTATTTCAGGATATACATGCAGAAGGAAGGCGATGGGAACGAGGTGAAGGACTCCATCGCCGACTTCGGTATGTACGTTAGCGAGAACCCGTTCAAGCCTTGTGATTCTGTCAAGGAACCTGCAAAAAGGGAGTGGCACGACGAGCATGGTGACGACGAGTATATCGGAAAGGATGGTCTCTATATGGCGGCCTACGAGAATAAGGTTAAGTTTATGTTCCACGGCGAGGCTTTCGGCGCTAACGAGAAATGTAAGGCATTCATTGATTACATCCGCAAGTCAGGCATGATGAAGATGTATTGCGACTTCAATAGAATCGGAAGACAGCATGTAAGACTTAAGGATATTGATCCAAACCTCTATAGGGATCCGGATAACGAGGACTTGCTAGTCCTCTCTATTACTTTCAAGTTTAACGACCCTGTTACTGATATTAAGCCGATTAAGGATACACAGGGCAATATTTCAAATTTAGTATAGCATACAGATGAGCGCTTGGAATATTTATCATAAGGATGGCTCGAAGCTGACAGACGTTAACGGAGAGCAGATAACCGTTCATGGATTGGAGTACTCTGATTCCTGGATGGGTGAGTGCTTTTTGACTATCAACTTCAAGCATGAAGTGCCTATCAACTTTCAGATAGGCGACTATATTGTCTATCGTGGCGAGCGATTCGAGCTCAACTACGAGCCGGGCAAGGATAAGCAGGCAAGACCTGACACCTACGGTGAGGGCTTCGTGTATGACAGCGTAAAGTTCAACGCATTGCAGGATGAGCTTGCCAGGGCAGAGTTCCTCGATGTGGTATTGAACGATAACGAGCTTCACTACACTTCCCTGCCGAAATTCCCATTCTATGTACAGACTTTGGATGATTTGCTAGACAGAATCCAGGCATGCTTAAACGAGCAGATTGGTGCAGGTCTTTGGAAGATTTACTCCAGAAACAAGGACCGTTCCGTGCAGCGTGGAGCCCTTGAAAGTGAGTGGTTGTCGGTTTATGGTGAGAAAACCGACGATAACGTCATCGAATCGATGTCCATTACAGTGGATTCGCAGACCTGTTGGCAAGCCCTTGCGCTTGTGAACGAGAAGTGGGACATAAACTTCATCGTCAGAGGAAGAAACATCTATGTCGGTACTACCGGAATACAGGCTAATCATATCTTCAAGTACGGACTCGGCAACGGACTCTATGAGATTGTTCAGAACGCTGATTCCGATCAGAGTGTCGTTACAAGACTAAGAGCATATGGTTCCGAGAAGAATCTTCCTTCTCACTACTATGCGGACCTCGGTGTCAAGTATGTGGCGAACATCACGAAAGTCGTCGGGGCCAGCACGAATGTTACACTTGAACTGGACCTCGATTATATAGAAACATATTTCAAGAATCCGAGAAAGTATATTGTTCCTGGGGAAACTGGCGAGCAGTCTCTCGGTTGGGTACTTAAGGTTACATTTGATTTCAAAACTGAGATTACCGGTTATGTAACACAGGCATACGACTCTAAAAAATGTAGATTCTATTCTGAGCTGAAGGGAACACAGACTGACACCGGAGATGAGGAATCAAAGGAGAAGCTTGATGCGTTTATTGCGCAGGTCAAGGCCGAAAATACAAAGATGTATATCACGTCCGGTCTCAACAAGAAGGCTGTTCCTTCATCTATGAAGGAGTATGCAAAGAATCTTCCGAACAACATGTCCATCAATAGACTTATGTTGCCTGGATTCCCTCATGTATCGCTGAGCGATTTCTATAACTCACTCACGAATGAAGAGAAGAAGTACGTGAATCCTACCGGGAGACAGCATAAATTCTCCACAGATCCGCACAGGCCATACATCGATTCTATCAACATCGAGCAGATTGGTCTTCGTTCTGCATCGCAGTTCTTTGAAACAGATGATAAGACAAATGGAGTTATTGAAATCTACCCTACTATCGAGGAGATGGAAATCGGTGGCGTACGTGTTGATGAGATTGATGAGGGTGTGGCTCCTGATGATGACGGAAGATTTGGCGATAATGAAACCGTAAAGAATGTTGATATCTATCTTAAAAAGGCTATCGACTTTGATATCAACGACTTAAAGGATGACGACTTCTCCATCTCGATGAAGGATGGTATGTGTGGCGGACGAACATTCAAGGTAGCTTCATCAGCCAAGATTGATGGAAGATGGAGGCTTACTATTGAAAGAGTAAAGGACGACGCTCTTGAGCTGTGGTTCCCATACAAGGACTACCCTATCAAGAATGGCGACCATTTCGTTCTTACCGGCATCACACTTCCTGATTCGTATGTCAATGCTGCGTCTCTGAAGCTCCTTAAATACGCCATAGCATTCATTGACAAGAACGACTACACAAGGTACGTCTATCAGCCTAAGGTTGATGAGATTTTCATGGCAAGACAGCATGATCTTGCTGAAAAGGATACTACAGGAGTTATCAAGAGTCTTCATGATACGCTCAAAGCCGGAGACTTGATGGAGTTTGAGGATACTGACCTCAGAATTGGCGGTGTAATATCCATAGATCAGCTCACAATCAAGGAAGAAGATGGTAAGATTCCTACCTACGATATAACTCTTCGCGAGGATAAGGAGGTTGGAACTATCCAGAAAATTCAGCAACAGATATCGTCGCTCCAAAGTGGAAATGGCGGAACAGGTGCAGGATTGACAACTACACAAGTCAAGGGCCAGATTGCAACAGAGGGAAGTAAGCACTTCATCTCAAAGATAAACGATGACATAGCCAACGGCACGATCACTTGGGAAAAGGTGCAGAAGTTCTTTAGTGGATTGCTTATCGGTAACTCCAACAATGAGAACGGAGGCTCGTGGACTCCAGATGCAGAAGGTCGTTCGCACCTCATCACAGATTACTTGGAGGTAAGAATGAAGGCTATCTTCGAGGAGCTGGTTATCAATAAAACATCCACCATCGGTGGTAAGGAGATAATCTCTCCTGCTGGCGGTGTGGTGGCTCATAAGGTAGAAGAAGTTACTGTGACATACAATAATGTGTCACAGAAGGCTTATCGTTGCTATTTCTTAGCAGAGCAGGAAGGCGATGCCGTGGATAACGATTTCGCTGTTGGCGACCAGGTGCGCTCGGAATCATTCAATGTTCGCAAGGGCACTTATCACAAGGCTGGCAATCACTTCTATTGGCGATTGGTAATCGGTCGTGATGAAGACCCTGTAGAGCTGGAAGGAAAGAAGTATCATTATATCGACCTCTCCGATACCGATTGCGCTACGGCAAGCGATGTTCCTGCGAAAGGTGATGTGCTCAACCAGTGTGGTAACAGAACCGATATAGAACGTCAGAACTGCCTTATCTTCTCGGCGGTAGATACCTATTCGCCATCCATTAGCCTCTATCACGGCATCAACAGCTATTCCTTTGCCAATAGGGAGTACGTGGAATATGGTGTGAATAAGCAGAATAACAAGGCATTCTTCAACGTCTATGGTGATATGTATGTAGGCGATAGACCTACAAAGGAGAATGGCTATGAGGGCAGCTCTTATATCAGATATGATAGCAGCACTAAGCAAATGTCTGTTAAGGCTAAGATTTCCGCTAAATCCACTGTGGATGGCAAGGAATTGTCTCAGTATATTAAGGAGAACTCAGCAAAGGGCTTGACCGAGGAGCAGGTAAACAATCTCATCAAGAACTCGCAGGTCATTGCCGACTTGCAGAATCAGGTGGATGGTGCTATCGAAACGTGGTTCTATGATGGTGTTCCTACATTGGAGAATGCCCCAGCCATCAGTTGGAAGACCGATAATGATAAAAAAATCCATCTTGGCGACCTTTACTACGACAACAAGACGGGCAAGGCATACCGCTTTGCCAAGGATAGCAACACCTATAAGTGGACTATCATTACAGATACCGACATCGCCAAAGCCCTTTCCGATGCAAGTAAGGCGCAGGAAACGGCAGACGGAAAGATGAAGGTGTTCAGCAGTCAGCCTACACCGCCATATCAAGTGGGTGATATTTGGGTTAATGCCACTTATCCTTCTGACGGCAGTACCTACAAGAATGAGGTATTGCGCTGTCAGACCAACAAAGCGGCAGGTTCTCAGTTCGCCATCGGTGATTGGATTAAAGCATCTAAATACACCGATGATACCGTTGCCAACGCAGCCAAAAAGGCAGCAGAAGATGCTCAGAAGGCGGCACAGACCGCACAGACGGACATTAAGAACCTCGGAAAGACGGTCACTGATAATAAGAAGGAATTCGATAATTATGTTACCGATGGCTACCTAGAGCCTTCCGAGATTGCAGCAATGGCGCAGGATTCTAAGCGACTTGAGGATGATTTTGCGGCTGCACAGAAGTCGTATAATGAGGTGAAGGATGCAGAGGTACTGAAGGACACCAAGGAACTCACTGACCTCAACACCGCTTTTGCTACCCTCACGAGTGCCAAAACGGAACTCATCAAGTTTCTTTCAGATATATCTAAAAGATACAATGAGACTGATACCGACGGCAAGGCTGCTATCGTCTCAGCCGTGGGAACGAAGTTCACCAACTTCCAAAGCGCATATTCTGCCTTCTATGACAAGCTGGGTTTGGCAAACGCATATATCACTAGGAAGATATATGGTGACTTGAAGCAGAATATCACAGACCTCGCAGGTTACAAGTATCTCAAGGATGCGCTCGGTCAGACTACAGATATTGACGGTGGTCTTGTAATGACAACGCTCCTTGCGCTGAGAGACGGAGACGGAAACGTTCAGAGCGGTATCAACGGAGCAATAGACCCGAATAGAGGAAAGAAGAGTATCGCAACATGGTGGGGCGGTCAGATGGTGGATAAGGACTATAATAGCGGAAATCTTACCCCTGCGACCTCCCTCATCCGCTTCGACGGCTCTGGCTACCTTGCCAATGGTGCTATCTGGTGGGATGTGAGCGGAAAGGTTCACGCAGACCCGACATCGTTTATCATCAGCGAAAAGAATCTTGGCGCATACCTCATCTTCTTCGAGCCGACTTGGAAGGAAGGAAGTGCAGGAACGAGCGTTGCCGACCTTGTGTCACTGAAGCCAAACGCACCATTCTCTAAACTTGGTGTATCGGGCGATGCTACCTTCGAGGGGGCTATCACTTTCCACGGTATCAAAATCTCCTATGATTCCACAAACAAGGCTATCAAGATTGATGGTAATCTCTATGCCACAGGCGGTATCACGGCATACGGAGCAGGAGCATCTACCACGGGTGGTGGCGGCTTGATTGCAAGCGTAATCAGCTATGCGAGAATCTTAGAAGGAAGCTATACGGATGCAGACTTGACTAGTATTCCGAATGCCTATGCTATCAAGGCTCTCAGCAGCCGAATTGACAACATAGCCACAGAACTTGGCGGTCTTAATCTCTCTTGGAATAACATCACGGGTAAGCCATCAACATTCACACCTAGTGCGCATACCCATAAGTGGACAGAAATCACTGACCGCATCACGAAGGTAAGCCAGCTTACCAATGATAAAGGGTATCTGACTGCTCATCAGTCTCTCGCAAGCTATTATACCAAAGCGGAGATTGATGCAAAGGGCTATACTACCAATAAGGGTACTGTTACATCTGTAGCTCTTACCCTTCCTACTGGTTTGACGTGCGCAACTAAGACCATCACAACAAGCGGTACGTTTGCTATTAGTCTTGCTTCTGGTTACTCCATCCCAACAACAACAAAGCAGACGGCTTGGGATGGTGCGGTATCAGCAAAGCATACTCATAGCAATAAGTCTGTATTGGACGACATTTCATCCACTAAGGTAAGTCGTTGGAATAGTGCCTATGACTGGTACGCCCTTATGACTACTGACGAGGAGACTGCGGACGGAATTATCAATAAGTGGAACGAGGTGGTGAGCTTCCTCGCCAATATTGCGCAGACAGACACTTTAAGTGGTATCGTTGATGGAATCAATAAGTCTATATCTGACGAGGTAACAAGAGCGAAAAAGGCAGAAGGGGTGAACGCTTCGGGCATATCCACCAACAAGACGAGTATCACCACCTTGCAGGGCTACTTTACAAGCGGTTCAGCGAAAAAGGCTCTCCAGCTCACGAATACTCACAAGCTTTGGGGTAACTCGTTTAACGGTACTGCCGATATTAACGGAAGTATCATCGTGCCTGACGGAAAGTACATCTCCATCGGCAACATAAAGATGGAGTATGATGCAACCAATAAGGCGTTGAAGATTACGAACACTACGACTAACGAGGTGGCAAACCTCTATACTAGTGGTGGTGTTTCTGCCTATGGTGTTGGGACATCATCATCCAGTGGTGGCGGCTTGAACGGCAGTGTGAAGAGTTATTCAAATGCCTTGAAGCTTACATCAGAATCGCTGAGTGAGATTGCCTCTGCCTACTCCATCAAGGCTCTTGATTCTCGTATCTCCAGCCTAGAAGGAGGCTCGGCTATGGACGTTAGTGTTAGCGGTAGTGGAAACGCAGTGACAGCCATCAGTAAGAGCGGAACGACTATCATCGTGACAAAGGGAACTACGTTCTTGACTTCACATCAGAGCCTTGCGAGCTACCTTACTAGGACTGACGCAGCCAGCTTGTATCAGCCAAAGGGAAATTACCTTACCGCTCATCAGAGCCTAGATGGTTACGTCAATGAGGTTGCGACCAGCGGCACTGGTAACGCCATCACCTCGGTATCGAAAAGTGGGAAGAAACTCACCTTTACCAAAGGTGCAACGTTCCTTACTTCTCATCAAAGTTTAGCAAACTATGTTACTATTAATGATAGTAGACTTAGTGATAGTCGTTATCCTAAATTTGCTAATAATACTTGGTATTTAGTAGGAGGCGATGCTTATATGGGAGACCACAATATTGGTGGTACGTTTTGTATTAAATCTGCCAATAATGTCAATGTAAGTGGTATAGCAATATATAATAGTGACGAAACTAAAGTTGCTAAACTATGGTTTGATAATACAAACATAAACCTTGATAAACAACTTGTTATGAATAACAAGCGTATTTGGATTCAAGGTGTCGGTACTGCTGGAGGTAATAATAATAGACTTACTCTTGTAGCAGGTATGCCTAGCGGATTAGCATATAATACTTCATGCCGTGGAACAATTCTTTATTCTAACGGTATAGCATTTGCTGACCCATATAATGGTAATTCAAATAATGATAGTGGATGGATTAGACATTTAGAAACTTCTGCTAATAGTGGAACTTTAGAAATAGCGGTAGGTGATGATGATTCAAATGAGCAAATTCATTTTAGATGGTATAATACAAATTCTAGTGCAGAAACTATAGCACACGATATAACTGTTCCTAGAGCTACAGGTACTTTGGCTTTAACTAGTCAAATACCTACTACTCTTCCTGCAAATGGAGGTAATGCTGATAAACTAGACGGTTATCATGCTAACGGTCTTCTTACTGCTCTATCTAATTCTGATAAGGGAATTAGTATAACAGTTGGTGGAACTACCAAAAGCATATCGAACATTAGTGTTAATTATGCTAGTAGTGCTGGAAATGCCGATACTGTTGATGGTTATCATGCTACTAGTGGTAGAACTTTTGATGGTAATATAAATTGGTCATATAATTGGAATGATGTTTGGAGTGATGGTACTAATAAACATCCTTGGTCTGGATTTGACCATAGGTATCCAAATACTGGAGCATATAGTACTACTATTACTGATTACTTTGGTATGACTATTAAAACAGCCAATACTTTAAGATTGGATTTTGGCAGATTACTTCTTAATGGTACTGATATACATAATATAAATGTTGCTTCTGCAACCAAACTTTCAACAGCAAGAAGTATTTGGGGGCAAAGTTTTGATGGAACTGGTAATGTTAATGGAACAATATACATAAATAATAGTAACTCTAGTAACGGAGCTATACGATTAAATAGTAATATAAGTTCTAATGCTCGTATATCAGCTATAGACGACCAAGTAATATTTAATACAGGTAATGCTATTCGTTTTGGTGAAACTGCTTGGGATTATAATAAATGGGCTGGACTTAAATATACTCATTCTAATAAAACTATTTATCTTGGTATAGCTGATAATTCTGTGTTTAATGCTAATAGTGCACAAAGTAATGGTACACTTAGACTTGCAAGTATTACAACTATAACTCCTGATTCTGGAGCTAGAATTGGAGGTAGTGGCGGTAATTTATATTTAGGTAATGCTAATAATTCTGGTTGGGTATGTACTCAAGATATATGTAGTCAAACTAATTCTAGTCTTTGGTCTATAAGACAAGACGGTAATGCTTATTTTAATAGTATTAATATTAACAGCGGTGCTACATTTAATGGTCCAGTTAAAGTTAACAATATGCTTACTGCTAGAGGTATAATGTTTACAACTGCTGATTCAAATGCATATGGTACGTCATTACAAAATTGGGATGGTAGTATTGGGGCTCATGTTACTAATATGTTTAATGGTATAGACAGTAATAATATAAGCTTAGAATATTCAGCAAATGGAGGAAGTTCTTGGATTACATATACTATTAATCCTAATTATTTATTTAATCTTATAAATGATAATTCTGATACAGAAAACTTCTATTTAGGTAGTAATGCTATGAATGGTAATAGCGATGCCGATAAACTAGCTCAAATAAAGAGAAATCAACTTAGAGTTACTATTAAAATACCTCCTGAAGTTTATCAAGAACTCGCTTGGATAAGCGTTGATGTAGATAACGGAGTTGATATTAAATGTCAAGTATATTTTGGAAATAGTAATGGTGTTTATACTGAATATGTTTCTAAAGTTTTTAAAGGTTGGCCTCATAGATGTGATATTTGTATTGGTCCTTCAAATGTAAATGTTGGTAAAGATACTTATCGTTATGTAAGATTAGTATTTAGTCATCTTAGTAGTCATACTGCATTAAGAAATGGTATTATTAGTAGAATTAGAGCTTTAGCTTTAACAAAATATAAAAATGGGTCTGGAAGATATAATATTAGTACTACTGGTCATATATATAATTATGATTATAATATGAATACTTACTTCCCTAATAGTATTCTTGCTGAAGGTGGAGTTACAGCTTATCAATCTTCTGACATCCGCTTGAAGCAGGATTTGCGGAAGCTGGACTACTTTGGTATCATCAAGGCAATGGGTGGCACGTTCGGCTTTGCTTGGAAGAAGGACAATACAAGGTCTATCGGTTGGATTGCCCAGCACGTCTTGTGCAACCCTCACTTAAAGGACATCGTTGAGACGGACGAGAAGGGCTACTACAAGATTAACTACTGGTCTCCGAAGCTGATTGCAACGGCATTCGGTGCTATCGAGCAGGTGGGCGATGAGGTTAGCAGGTTGAAGGCTCGGGTGGTCTTCCTCGAATCAGAGGTTCAGCGATTGAGCGGAGATAAGGAAGACTGCAACAAGAAGAGATTAGATAACAAGAATATTAATTCATTAAATTAGATTAGAAAATGGAGAATTTAAAGATTAACAAGAAAAGTGAACAGACAGCTGCCACTTACACCAAGGGCGGCTATCGAGTAGAAATCACCTACAATGTTGACAAGACGGGTGGCAACATTGAGAGCATCAATATGAGTATCTATGGTGACCCAAATGGTAATTATCTCGGCAATGCCAACGCTAGCTCCAACGGCAGCGAACTGACCTATAACATCAGCGGTGTTCCTCAGAGCAAGCTCAGTGAGGTATCAGCATTGATTAAGGAGGTTAATTCCGCTATCGCTGCTAATATGGCAAGCGAGGCAGCAGAGTAAGTATTAACGCAGGGTGGCTCTTATAGAGCTGCCTTGCCTAGTGTTTTAAGTTCTAAAGATTAAGCGTATGGAACGATTTATATTATAGCTTGCGAAAGTGTTCAATGTAACAGTAGAGCGAGTTGTTACTAAAGAAGTTGTAACAGAATTAGAAACTAAAGTTGAATATTAAAAAAATAAAGATTATGTCTTACAATAGTGATAGTGGAATTATTAGTGCTCCTGTTAGCATTGATGATGTTAAACAAGCTCTTGGAGAGAGTAGCAATGACCTTGCTACTCTTTGTAAGAGTGAAAATATAAATATATGGAGTAAGTATAAACCTATTAGTTGTAAAGGTGAATTTAAAGAATATCCTATTAGAGAAGACTCTGATGAAAAAGCAACATCTTCATATAGTAAATATACTTGTGTTGTTCGTTGTGGTATGAATATACCTATGGATACTTATAAGAACTTACGTTATAATTATGGAGGAGAAGGTTTTGCAATTAAAGCTTGTAACAACCTTTATAAAGATAATGTATATGGTAATAATGGTTATATTCATGATAATACAAGTACAAGTGTATCAGGAAAACATTTTCCAAAAGGTGGTGCTAATTCTCCTTATAGATTAGGTGATTTTAGAAACTATAATAGTAAAGCAATAAGTAATATGTTCCAATCTTCTATTCCTACGTTATTTAATGTTGAAATTTATTATTCTTCAACTCCTAAATTTAATTGTGTTCTATATAAGAATACAAATGTGGATGATAATACAAATGTTACTATGGAAGATATAATTACCGATTTGTATTTAGCTTGGTCTTTTTGGATTCAAATTTGTTATGATTCACCATATAATAATACTGATAAGATTTATAAAAATTATTATGTTGGTAATTGCGAAAAACCAACAGATTTTATATATGCAAGTAGAGAAATAACTTTTGATGTAGGTAATGATAAAGATGTTACTATTGTACCTTTTTTAGCATATACTCGTAATGCAACTTTATATGATAATACAAAAATAATTTTTATATCTCCTCCGGGTGCTATTAGTTTTAAATATTATCCTAGACAAATTAATATGGAAAGTATTAAAAGTGGTTCTAGTGGTTTTGTTGATTTCTCATCGTTGAGACAATTAGTTGGTGCTACTTGTATTTGTAAAGCTAGAATATATAAACTTCCTGATGCTACATTTACAGTTAATGATGGTATATTTAGAAGCGTTTGTAAGTATGGTAATAATAAGACAACATACGGAAGAGGTTATGTATCTAATAGCTCTGGTCAAGATACAGGCTCTGTAACTATTCCTAAAGGTGATAGAACAGATTATGTTGAAACATATATAAGATTTGATAATATTTATGATGGAGGTTATTATGGACAAAGATGTCAATTATCTTTTGAAATTAATATAGATGGTGGATGGAAACAAGTTCCTCCAGGAGGTAGTTATATTATGTATTAAAACATAGATGTTCTTAATATAATAAATGTGCTAGAAATGTATTTGTGGTTTACGTTCTCACCGAGAAAGCAGACACATTACGTCCTAGTGATTACCCAACGAGGGGAAGCTGATTTTTAAATTCGTAATTTTTGCTCCTCCTGCATTGCTATTCGGAATTATTTTCTTAACTTTGCAGTGTTAATAGGAAAGGTATTCTGCTATGGCAATCTGGCGAAGAATATTGTATAACATAAAAATAAAGAAACAATTATGAAAAAGATTAAGACAATCGAGGCTGTTGCAGCCTACAGAACATTGAAGGCATTGAAGACATCATCAATGAGTGATGATGCCGCTATGCGAGTTTGGAAGAATATGAAGGCTCTGCGCCACGTAGCCGATACCTACGACAAGGATGTGGAGGAAGCACAGGAGAGCTTGAAGGACGATAAGTTCGAGGAGATGCAGCGCAAGCTTCAGGAGTGCCAGCAGTTGGAGCAGAAGCACGCCAATGAAGGCTACGAATACACCAAGGACGATTCAGCCAAGTTCGCTGAGGTCAATGAGTACTTCTTCAATCAGAAGCAGAAGACAGAGAAGTACTTCTCAGACCTTGCCAATGCCGAGGTAGAGGTAGCCATCGAGGCAGTTGAAGAGAAAGAGCTTTTCAAGGCTGCTAAGGATTGCGGCTTGAAGTTCGCTGATATGGAGACCCTTGATGTTGTGATAGGATAAACACTGATAAGTAGATATAGTAATAGCGTTAGAATTTGGCAAGAAAGCCGTTCTAACGCTATTTTTGCAACCATCTACTTTCAGATTGTTACTTTAGCAAAGTTTAACTATAAAAATATTGCTCAAAATAAATATTTTTGTGCAGTATTGTTTATTTTTGCAGCACTTTCCTTATTATTAAGAATGAGGAACTAAGAACAAATAATAAAACAAAAGGAGAAGAATTTATGACTAAAGAGGAAGAAGATGAAGTCCATCGGTTAGTTCAATCAGTCGGTGTTGTACAGTTGTCAAGAGTAATGTTTAAGGACATGGACGTTAGCGAAATGATAAACGTCATTATCCTTGCAGGTAGAGGCTACAGCGTAAAGCTACTCACTTGGTTTAAGTATTATTGGAGAGTGTAAATTAAACTGTGTCAAGCTACAATAAAAGTAGTTTAACACAGTTTTTATATTATGGACAACTTAGAAATTGATTACAAGAAAGCAGCTCAGCAGTTGCGTAGTGGTG